GAACAATAGGACAACTTAGTAATTTGCGAAAATTGTGGTTGTATAATAATAAGATTACAAAATTACCAGAAACAATAGGACAACTTAGTAATTTGCGAAAATTATTGTTGTCTGATAATAAAATTACAAAATTACCGGAAACAATAGGACAACTTAGTAATTTGCGACACTTATTGTTGTCTGATAATAAAATTACAAAATTACCGGAAACAATAGGACAACTTAGTAATTTGCGACACTTATCGTTGTATTATAATCAAATTACAGAATTACCGGAAACAATAGGACAACTTGTTAATTTGCAAGAATTATCGTTGTCTAAAAATCAAATTACAGAATTACCAGAAACAATAAGACAACTTATTAATTGTAAGATCTATTGAACTCGCGCGCAAATCTCCGGCCAACTGCAAATCTTTGCAGTAACTTCAACGATTCATCGAATTCATATGCAAATCTCCAGCCGGTCGCAAATCTTGGCAGTAACTTCAATAATCCATTGAATTTACTATGCAATCTCCAGCTAATTACAAATCTTGGCAGTTACATCGCATATAACTTCAATGATCCATTGAATTCGCATGCAAACCTCCAGCCAATTACAAATCTTGGCAGCAATTTGATCTATTGAATTAACGCGCAAATCTCTGACCAATTGTAAATCCTGGCGGTAACATTGCATATAACTCCAATAGTCTATTGAATTAGCGTGCAATTCTCCAGCCAATTACAAATCTTGACAGCAACTTTGCATGTAACTTCAATGGTCCATTGAATTCGCGCGCAATTTTCCAGCCAATTACAATTCTTGGCAGTAACATTGCATATAATTTCAATAGTCTGTTGAGTTAGCATGCAATTCTCTCGCCAATTATAATTCTTGGCAGCAACTTTGCATATAACCTCAATGATCTATTGAATTCGCATGCAAATTGTGCATAACTCCAATAATCTATTGCAATTCTTGTCAACAACTTTGCGCGTACCTTCAATGATCCATTAAATCTACATGCAAATCTTAGCAGCAATGTTCCATGTTACTTCAATAAATTAATTATGTGTTTTTAACATATAATGAATTTTTGGGAAATCGCGATAGCTTTTGTTGTTGTTTTGATCATCGCGCTCGTATTATCGAACAAAAAGAAAGAACATTTTAATCCGTACAACGATTATACACGAGCTTATCCTGCGCTTTTTGCATACAAACCCGGATTTGGCCCTTATTATGAACCAGATGTACTATTCGGAAGGAATGTTCGTTATAGTCCTGGTTATCGTGATTATTATTACATCCCTGGTCATGATTATATGAATAATTGGATGAATGGTATTCCTCGCGAAGAAGCTGTGAACGCGATGGCATATCAGCAAGGTCTATATCCATTACAATCATATCCTTGGTTCATCAAACAAGGCGTTTTTCAGGATGGACGTGAATCTCCTGTCGAAATTTATCCTCGCGATGACACTTTTACACCAGATTATGATAAAGCCAGAATCATTCCATATCCTATTCCTGCATCCATTTCAGAATATTGTGCTGGTAATAATTTAGATCCTGGTGCAACTTGCGCAGTTCCGACGACCATACCTGAATCGTTTGTTTTATAATCAAAACGGAAATATTGACATACTGTTACCGTTTAGACCCAAATCTGACAAATATACATCTCTTTCAGGTGTCTTATGAACAGGATCGCCGATAAAATAAAATTTTAGGTTCGTATCAGTCAGATATTTGGTAAACGATATTGTCATATTATCTAAATTATTATAAAAATTTAGTTGATCAATGCCGTAGCCTATCATTTTACCAATGACAAGGACAACTAATTCATCCAACGTCATCGATTCATAGAAATAGTATGATAATACTCCGATTGATAACATTTTTTGTTGCTTGATGCAATAATAATAATTTTTATAAAATGAAATAAAATCAGTGATCTCTCCGTCCGAGTTTTTGTTAACGAACGAATATACAATGTTCTTTTTTGGCAACAAGAAATGTTTGGCAGAATCTATCGTAAAAGACATCTTGATCGGAAATTTCCGCATATAACCATTTAATTTGTCAGTCACTTCCGGTAAATCTGCTTCTTTTAACAAATGTAGCGGATTGGTTTCTGGAATATCCGGCAGTTCGGATACATCATTTTCTAAAAATTTGACCTCATATAATTTTTTATAATTTACAGGGATAGCGTAACATTTTAAAGTTATACTTGGATCATATTCGCCGAGAGCTGCTTCTGAAAAAAAGATGACCTCATTATTTTTTTTCGGTACATTGGACTCATTCGGATGGGGTATGTTATGCAAAAAAAGATTTCTTTTTAGTGAATCAATTAATATCTTGTTTAATCCATAGCCGCGAAATTTTTGGTGCATACATAATAGACTAATATATGGGACATTTTTAGCAACGTTGTTTATGATAACATCTATGTAAATTGCTGTGATAAGACCGATCAATTTGTAAGAATCGCTATCATCTTGATAAACTAAACCAATTATGAAATTTTTTGGGACACGTTTAAGATACCAATACAAATAATCCTTTGAATATGTTAATCGACAAGTGTTGTTTTCGTTTTCAACGTAATGATTATTTAATAAACTGTGTATTTCATTGATATGTTTCAAACTTAATATCCTTGGATAAAATGAACTTTTAATATCCGTCATCTCAGTAATTATTGATGGAATAATTTATATTTAATTCGTGACGCCCAATCAGAACTTGATTTATTATCATAATAATAAATCAAGAACAGTTAATACTTAACGAAATTAGGTCTGAAACGGGCCATCATGTACGTCATCTTTAATATTTGTTGATGTGTAAACATACACATTTGTGCGTCATCTGTATAATCCATAACATTCAAAAAATTAGGTGTTTTCAAATTCTTATCAAAAATATATGCATACGGAGAAACGTGTACTTGCGTTAGTATTCCGTTTATACGTTTTGCTTTGATAGTATCGAATGCTGTACCGAATGTCGGACTAAATTGGGGAGTAGTATCTGCAATCATGTCCCCGCTTTCTTTTGCATCAGAACCAAACTTAGCAAGACTACTCGTTTTACAGGTATCATTATCGAAGGGATGTAATAATCCACACCAATGACCAATTTCGTGTGTAAATGTTCTATATTTATTATATTGTGCAACATTTCCCAAAAACATACCCGTATTTATCAATACCGCGTTTCTGTATTTGTATTTGCTATCAATCAATGTCTCATTATTGCCATCTCGATCCATAAAAGGAAAAACAGAAATCCCTAATAGTTGCTTTCCAGGAACGACAATAATGTTTAAAAACGAATCCGGATCTACGACATTCATTGCTTTGTAAATAGGGTCTAAATTATTTGAATCAATTGATAATCCGCTAACATTTTTGATCACAATGTCCTTCAAATAAAATTTCCACGTAACATTTGTATTTTTTGGCAAACTGTTGCATAAATTTAAATAATAATCCTTTTTTCCTTTATCTGCGTTTGCAAATAATTTGCCCGTTTGCAAAGTGTATTCTGCGCTAAAATTAGAAACGTTCCTATTGTAATCTGTATTTAGTGTAGATATGATATTGGTATTAATATGTTTTGTCCAATATTTAGTATCATTTTTTCGGAGCACAGAGTCAGCCAGATGAAATATAATAGGTATATCTATGGTCATTGGAGTAACACCGATTGTATACAGGATCAATTCTTTTTGTGTCATTGTTAAACATTTTGCGTGAGCATTTAATATTTCATGATAGTTTTTGTTGCAATTTTTGTTATGTGCACATCTAATATATTGATTTTTATTATGTTCGACATCAAAATCTATTGCATCGATCTCGGAGTTGTCAATCAATATATCTCGATTTATGATTTGTTTATTTTTTGTAGTAATATTTTTTAGTTGTAGCGGCGGAACATGCGGACATTCATTAACATTTTTTCTTTTTTTGTATTTGGTAGCTTGTTTCTTTAAATATTTCCAAACAACGTTTATCATAAATGGACACACTACATTATTTATGTATGAATATATCCATGTATATAACTTTTTGATAAAATCAAAAGTTTTGTGGAGAAACTGATTTATTTTTTCGCTAGACATTATATTATCGCAATACTTTTTTCCTGCAACAGGTAGATATATATTTTGATGAGTCAAGTTTCGTTCTAAAGTGTCAAAAAAATAGTAATATATTATTATAAAAGAAAGCATGAATTTTTATGCACATTCTCCACAAAATAAGGAATCACAAAATTTCCAAGAAAAAAAGGATCTTTCGTCCATTAGCAAAATCACTAATAATATCTATCTATCAGGAGTCATGCCAATGGAGTTAAATCCAGGAATAATCAGGGAATATGATATCAAATACATATTGTGTTGCGTCAAAAAAAAGAACGTATTGAGCGCGCACAATAAAATAATGATGGAGAATCCGAATATTATCATTTTGTATTTACCATATGACGACATGTTGTATCAGAATCTCTGGCGTCGTAATAACGACACGATAGATATTTACAAGTACAACGGTTCGATATATGACAACACAGAAATTGAGAATAGAATCAAATTGTACACAAATCGGCCATTAATTGAAATCGGATATCATTTTATCAATGATGCGATATCGTCACGCGAAAATATATTGATACATTGTATGGCAGGTATCAGTCGGTCAGTCAGTTTAGTAACCTATTATTTGATGAAAAAATTTGGCGTTGGTTTTGATCAAACATTTAATTTCATTAAATCAAGAAGGGAAATAGCAGATCCAAATTCTTCATTTAAACATCAACTAAAAACGTATGAAAATCTTCGAGAAAAATTCAACGAAAATTATGCAGACAACATAATTAAGCGCCTCGTTTAAAAAATATTTTTAAACTCGACGAAAATTATGTGGACAACATAATTAAGCGCCTCGTTTAAAAAATATTTTTAAACTCGACGAAAATTATGCGGACAGCATAATTAAGCTCCTCGTTTAAAAAATATTTTTGAACTCGACGAAAATTATGCGGACAATATAATTAAGCGCCTTGTTTAAAAATATTAAAATATCTCATCCTCCAATTGAAATATTTTAATATAACCTATTAGTGTTATAATCTCGCGCGAGATTATAACCACATAAATGTCCCTTTGACATTTTGTGCCTAGAAACACTTGCGTTCCTAGGAGATTTTTCCAACTACCATTATCATAAATATAATGATAAATAATATGAATGGATTATCGGGCATATTTTACAAAAAATTATTTGTCAACAGTTCAAGGAAAAACATTGTTGACCGGAATTAGAGGCGTTAAAAATAGCGCGAGGGATGTATATATTAGCGGATTTTATAAAACTGTGGATGATCTAAAAATCATAGCATTTGTTTATGAAGGGGGTATATTTGGTAACGGTATATGGCATGAATTAGGTTATCCAAGTTCTGAAAATAACACAGTTACTTCAACTAGTTTATATGGGCCAAATAATGGCAAAAAAAAGAGACACATTCAGGTCGTTGGTAATTATACGAACGAAGAGTCAGGAGATTCTGCAATAGGATGTTTATACGAGGGTAATTTGGATGGAAAAGGAAAGTGGACGACGATAATACCCACATCATCAAATCCAGTTTTGAATACTATTTGTCATTCAACAATGGGTGGATTGATTGTAGGAAATTATGATACCAACTCAAAAATTGGTAAAGCGTTCATTTATGACATTGAAACAAAAAAATATTTTGATATTGTCAAACTTGGCGCTATTAGTATCACTGCATATGGTATATGGCATAATATATGTTCATCATATACTATTTGCGGTGGATTTTCAAATTTTAAAGAAGGAGCTGTTGATACAGCTTATTTAGTAGATTGGGATAATCATACACATACATTTCACAATTGGAGAGATTACAGTTATGGAAATAACCATACATTAATTACGCATTTTGATGGCATCACAAGTGATGAAAAAGGAGGTTATAACCTTACAGGTGATTGGAAAGACTTAGACAATAGTACGGATTTAGCATTTTTCGCGAATGTCAAGAGATGTAAATGCAAAAAATCTTTCACGCGAGCAACATGGGAATCGATATCGTATCCGAATCAACCAATCACATCAGGTAATTCTGTATATCAAGATACTGTCATAGGAGTGTACGCTTCACCCGATAGCGAAAATGTAAACGGATATATCTCAATTCTTTTAAACAAATAAATATATAAATAATATTAAATGAAAAGTGTAAATCTACAACAAGAAAGCAATCCTTCTCACGCAGAAAGAGAAATAAATTTTATTTGCAATACAACTAAAAAAAATTATGTTAAACTGATCGGACATTATACGTTTGAGGAAATTGACAACATTCATAAATTTATGATAAAATTTGGCATATGTTCGTCAAATGACAAAATTATACATTCCGTCAGACAAAAAGAAAACGGCATTGGAGCAAAGTATCACGATATTAGTTTTATCAAATTTTTTTATGATATATTTAATGATCCACAAAAGATGATAAAAGTAAATAATCTGTTACTAAATAAAACAAAACAAACTAAGAGTACTCCAAAACATAAAGAAACAAAATCAGAATCTAATAACGATAATGTAGATAACATTAAAAAAAAATGCATTCCTTTGCAAGATGAATCAGATGTATCGTACATATCGAATAATTCAGATAGTGCCTCCGAAGATTCACAAGATGCAGAAAGTGAAAATATGGAAAGTTTTAATGATATGTATAGTGTAGAAGATAGTGTAGAAGATAGTGTAGAAGATAGTTCTGATTCAAGTTCAAATGAATTTAATGATCTAAGTGAATCGTCGGATGATACAAGTGAAGAAGATAATGATACAGAATCAGAATCTCAAACAAATGTTGATGATATAACTTCAGATGAATCATTTGGTTTAGAACACGAGAGTTCAGAAAAAATAACTAAAAAAATAACTGCAAAATTAAAGAACATAGAACCAGTCAAAAAGACAAACAAAAAAGTAACTATCAAATCAGAATCAGAGAATATAGAACCAGTCAAAAAGACAAACAAAAAAGTAACTATCAAATCAGAATCAGAGAATATAGAACCAGTCAAAAAGACAAATAAAAAAGTAACTATCAAATCAGAATCAGAGAATATAGAACCAGTCAAAAAGACAAATAAAAAAGTAACTATCAAATCAGAATCAGAGAATATAGAACCAGTCAAAAAGACCAACAAAAAAGTAACTATCAAATCAGAATCAGAGAATATAGAACCAGTCAAAAAGACCAACAAAAAAGTGACAATCAAGTCGGAGAATGTTGAGCCGATTAAAAAAACTGTTAACAAAAAAGTGACAGTAGAATCATTTGAAAAAAAGAAACCGGAAAAAAAAGCGCCAAACAAAAAAAATAGGGCCAAAGAATTTCGAGAACCAATTCCCAAAAATAAGAAATAGTATTAAAATTATTTATCTTTATAAATAATTTTAATAGTCTAACATAAATATATCTACAATGTACCTAATTTTGATGCAGCAAAGATTTAATACAGGTAGCGAACTCGGACATTCCGCTAATATCATATTTTATGGCAAGGTTATTTATTTGGATGAAGATATGACACATTTTGTCTATGATGGGATAACCTACAATATATGTTATCTGTACACGTTGACTGGCATGGAAACAATGATGAGCATTCCACGAAGCGGAAGAAAAGGTCCCGTGAATGTAAATTATCATGAACATCATTACAGGGCAAGCGATGGTATACGTAATTATGAATTTATTGTTGTGCAAACTAATGACGTAAATATATATTTACACGACAAATATGAACTTAAATATGCATATTTTAGAGGAATGCATTTCAATATGGTTTTCGAAGATGAAGCTGCTTTCTAGGTGTTTACCGACCTCCAACTATCCACACACATCGTTTCTACCGACAATTTAGCGGACCATCCCAGCTCTTCTTTTGCCTTGTTTGGATCACAAAATAAAATCGGCACATCTCCTTCTCGACGATTTGTCACTTTATATTTCAAAGGAACATTATTAACTCGAATGAACGTTTTTATGAATTCCATGACAGATGTTCCGTTGCCCGTACCTAAATTGTACATATTATAACCTGATAAGCTATTCATTCTATCTAGTGCACAAGAATGTCCAACTGCCAAATCCATCACATGAACGAAATCACGAACACAAAACCCATCTGGTGTATCATAATCATCACCGTACACGTCGAGAGTTTCTTCATTTATTATTTTTTTGAGAATAATTGGCATCAAATTGTCAGGAGTGTTTGTATTTTCGCAAATTAATCCACTATGATGGACACCAACAGGATTAAAATATCTTAATGAAATAACATGCCATTTAGGGTTTGATATACACAAATCTTTTAATATTTGTTCTATCATAAATTTACTTTGACCATAAGGATTACTGATGCCAATTCCAACGTTTGATGTTTCTGATAAAGGAGATGGAGAATTGCCGTATACGGTAGCAGAGGATGAAAAGATCAAATTATGGCATTCGTATTTATCCATTGTATCTAACAAATTTAATGTACCAACTAAATTATTTTGATAATACATGAGAGGATGACTGATTGATTTTGGGACAGATTTTAGACCAGCAAAATGGATAACAGCAAAAGGGTGATGTTCATGGAATATTTCTTCGATTGCCAATTTGTTTAGCAGATCAATTTGATAAAATAGGATTTCATTGTGTCCTGTGATTTCTTTGATCTTATCGATGACGGATTTATCAGAGTTAGATAAATTATCGATCATGATTAGGTCGTAGTCTGTGATCAATGATATACATGTATGGGTTCCAATATATCCCGTACCACCGGTTACTATTATTTTTTTTCTAATCATTGATATATGAATGCGTTATATTTTGGGACGATAAAAAGATTATATTTTCAATTTTTATTTAGATATATCAGGATAAAAAAATTGAAAATTTAATTTCAAGGCAGGTGCATATATTTGTACTTGGTATATAAACGAACAACGGGTAATCATGCAGTTTACTATTCAAAGTATTCCCATGCAATTCTCGTTGGTTCCTAATTCACGCAACTTCCCTGTTATTGGTACGTCCATGGGGAACGATCTTGAACAAATTGTCAGTTCGTTAAATGCTTTGAAGATTAAATACGCTCATCATTTGACGGTCGTCGGGCACACACTTGAATTTCAAGTTACGAACACTTTTTTTCATTGCTTGTATTTGGAAGACAAGCAAAAATTCATACTAACCGGCGAAAATACGTTTCTAGGAAATATTTATGAACCAAAGTTTTTAAATTCTCGGCAATTGCGAGATTTCCTTTTTGATTTTATTTTTAATCTATCGATGATGACTATTGGAGCTGCAAAAAATGGTCTTGGGACGATCAATTCAACCAAACAAGTTTATGATCTTGCAAAGACGGAATTTAACCAAAATGTAATGGTTGAATCGGCAAAACAAGTTCTAGATCTTGCAATGGTAAAATATTTGTACAAAGATAAAACTTTTTTAATCTCAGGAAAGATTAATTTCTCGATTATATTGGTCGGAGAATGGTTTGTATTCAAGAATGGATGCGTGACATTCAAAAGAACAAATCAAGCAAACAACGTCCATAGACTGACTGTGAGATAATATTTATTAACCAATTGATATTCTCTCAACATCACCCCCCAAATTGATGATATAACCATCATATCCTAACTGTGGAAAGATTTTTTTTAGTTCATCAACAAATTTTTTAATATTTTCGATGTGCAAAGATCTTTCTTCATGAGAATTGTCTTCTATTCCTGGATAAAATAATTTGTATGCACCACAATCCATATGATCAATCACAATTATTTTGTTGATTTTATGTAACTGGATAGCAAGTTCCACATGTTGTATGAACGTTTGATTCCAACATCCATATTTATTTTGATTGAATCCTAAACTAGCTCCAGCTAAAGTAGTAAAATCAAAATTATTTGTATGACAAGCAGATTCTAAAAATTTCATGGTATTATCGATCAATCGATAATCAATACATGATAAAACAAGAATAGTTGCACGTCTAGGTACGAATTGGTAAAATGGTTTGTCTTTACATGACATTTATAGTATCCAAAATATATTATATTTATCGATATAATAAGTTAAGATAGTTGCATGAACGCTTTTTTCCATTTTTTATCTTCCAATTTTTCAGAATCAAAACAAAATTTTACGGTTTCTATTTTATCAAAACATTCTCCTTTTGTCGGAACTTCAAACTTCTTTTTCATGATATTATAGGCGATGTCTGAAACGAGCGGGATCTCACCATCTGAATAAACATGTCTCGTGTTATTCAAATGTTTTGCCAGATCAAAATCGATATCAATCAAAATACATCTAATATGTTTATATTGGAACTCTAAGCCCAACGCAACGTATGCCATACGACTGTTGTAGTCAACATTGGTATTGTCAATAACAACCGATTTATTTTTTTCTAACGCATCTCTTGTCAATTTTAGACATTTAGCCTTCGTTTTGCATGTATCCCTATTAACATACTCATATCCATTGGGTACAATATGATTCTTTACAAATTCACTTTTACCTGAACCAGGAAATCCAACGACTAGTATCAATTCCTTTTTTCTTGGTTTAAATTCATATTCTTCATCGGGATCACATACGCTCTTCAAAAATTTTTTAGGATTTATTCCTGATAACTTGTATTTATCGTTTGCAGTTTCAAAATTTCGAATAAAAACATCTTCAGGTGTATAAAAAGATAAGCCAATATTGATTGCAAACTTTCTATCTGTATCTGCAAAATCTCCTTTTTTACCATATATATCTTTCTCTAATCGACCAGCAGCATCGCCACAATAAAAAGATTTTTCAGATATCTCTCCACGCAGCATTTTGGTTATCACATTCCACATCCCAATGTTTGGTTTTCGATATATGTCATAACATTTAGCTGCCATGATGGCAAAATAGTACTTCTTGCTTGCACTAAATAACGCGATCGCAATTTCATCAATTTTTTTTTTCCAAGCGTTGATGTCAAAATTTTTCGACACTGTCATCCCGGCTTGGTTAGTAAAAATGATAATCATATATTTTTTCTCGACCAAATCGTGAATTGATTGTTGAACATTTGCATCTATGAATTCCCATCCATCGTTTTTCTTCTTTCCTCGCTGTAACCGGATGATGGTATCATCCAAATCGAACGCAGCTATCTTTAGAGTTTTGGGGACAGCGTATTTTTCTGAATTACTAATTCCTAACAAGTAATCGTTCGTTTCTTTCCAAGTAATCATTTGTTGCAAAGTATTGTTAAATTTATGAATTAAAACGTTAAATAAAATCAATTTTTTTTATAAAAAATTGAAATTTAAATGAATATAAACAATATCACATATATAATAGCAAATATCATCATGAAGAAATTTGAGGGCATGGTTTTTGATTCTGACGTTAAAAACGATCACATTAATTTTGACGATAAGATTGATATCAATATTAAACATGTGCGCGAAAAGACAGATACTGATGAGACGTTTCGTATTATTATGAAAGGTATGTCAGTTGACTGTAGCGTAGTAAATACATTACGTCGTACGATATTGATGCATGTTCTGGTTTACGCATTCGAACGGAAGAATGTTTTTATTGAAAACGAAAAGTGTATTTATATGTACAATAATGATTTGATTTATAATCAGATAGAAACTTTACCTATATTTGATATTCCGAACAACTTTGATTTAGAAGACGTTGAAGAGTTAAAAAATGGGACTGATAAAAACAAAAAATTAGTCAACATCGAAATTTTTTTAAACGTAAAGAATGTTTTGGATACTCCGAGATATATTACCACACATGATATCGTCATGAAAGTTAATGACAAAGTATCAACAGGGTATCAAAAACATCCCTCATTATCCATCATTGTTTTGAAACCACAAGAAGAGATTCATCTGCGAGCGATAGCTAATTTGAATGACAGTACCGTTCATGCAGCATACGAAGCTACTACTTTTGCATATCATCATGAAATAAGTTCTATGGAATATATGTTGATATATGATACGTTAGGTCAGTTAGATAAAGATGTTATTTTTACAAAGGCATGTTCAATTCTCATCAAAAAATTAGGCGCGCTACAAACCTACGTCGAAGAATTAGAAAAAACAAATCCACCAGATCCAACTTCAAAAATAGGCGAGTACGAATTGTTTGGCGAGAATGATACTTTAGGAAATTTATTGGCTACGATCTTACAAAAATGTGATTATACAGAAATAGCTGGTTATGTAACTCCACATTTATTTGTAGATCATGTCATAATAAAATTTAAATTGGGAAAGAAAGTGACGTTCACACCAACTCAAGTATTTATTACGGCAATATTACATGCTAAGAAGATATTCGAACACATCCTAAAAATATCAAAGAAATCTTAGAATAATAACATTATTATTTTAAGAAATCCAATAAATGTTCCAAAATGAACAATTCTACCGAAAAAACTTTTAACGGAAAAAAAGTACATTTAATGCCCTTTATTTTTTTGGCAGCTATTTTGTTACTTTTTGTAATCAAAAAAATATCATACATGATATTCATTAAAACACTTCTATTGCTAATTATTTCCACCAAGCAATTCATTAATGAATTATCATCCAACAAATTTTGAATATCTGCCTTTTCAACACGTTTTTTGTTAGATTTTTTGTATTGTTCGTGGATGGCATTTATGATCGTTAACAACGATGAGATAATTTTTTTTTGTATGTTACATGTTTCCAACATTTCTTTTTCGTGTGGAAAAAGAATACAACGATGATATATCATCAATAATTCATCAATTATTGTACTTTGGACATTATCCATAAATAAATAAAAATAAGTTTTGTCGGTTGCGTTAAAAGTTTGGCGCAAGTTATCGGATAAATTTTCAATTTGTCTATTATAGTATGCATTATCGTTGATGCAAAATTTGTTAAATATGTGCACGAAATTATCGGCGCATATATTTTTTTTAAGTATGGAAAGCATATCGTAAAATTTTTTGATATATATTTCAGAATTTATATCAAGATCGGATAAATCTTCCCTTTTAATGGAAATATTTAAAAAAATTACTGTGAACAATTCTATTTCAGTGGTATTCGACATTTTATACATAATCATAACAAAAAATGTTCACAATTCGGTCATTCTTACACTATTTTTATTATAGTACACATTTGGATTAGATATAAATTTCTTTGGAAAAACTAAAAATATTTGTTAACTATATGTATACATAATACGATGTCAGTGAACCAAATTGATGACATTATTGATCAAACGTTGGATCAGTTATATCTAGAAGAATTAAATTCCAACGAAACAATCAAAATTTTAACGGAGGAAAATGTGATCAATTTTGTTGAATATTTTGATGGTATTAACAATTGTATCCGCGATTTTACCAATAAAATCGATAAATCAAAGATTCAAGAATTGGTCAACAGTAAAGAAAATACACAACGTATTTTAGATATCATCACGCGTTATGTGGCCTATTATATCTTTTTGTATATCGGATTCTATTACACCGGGACGTTTAAAGATTTTCGTAACAATTTGATCCAATTTTCAAAATTACAAGAAAAATCATTGTATTCTATCATCAACTTTTTTGATACAGAAAATAATTATCGCATCCTAACGTTCTATAAAATGATGCGGGATGTCATAAAAATTATTTTAATGACTGATTTACAAAAAAAATCAATCGACATCAATGAAATGAAAGACGCATTGGCGTTTTTGGATAAGATTGGGGAAGATAATGTTAACGAATACTTTCTTATCATTACTCCTGATCCAGAAAAAAATGATGACGCAACTATTCAACTAAACGTTCATAGTATCATTAAGACGATTGTGTTTGGAGAATTATATCAATTTCAAGAAAGACATGTCATTTTTGGTATTTTGAGTGAAATCGAAGAGAATGAAAGTGAATTTACGTACATTGATATTGTTGTTATGGCAGACGCGTTTGATTTTGATAGTATTCGTAAAATCTTTTTGGGTTACAAAGGGGATACAGAGAAGATGGCGAATAATTTATTTGAGTTATTAAATGCTACAGATAGTGCCGTAAAATATCGAGACAATGAAAAAATCAATAGATTAATTAATTTTTATGGAGTAATCCCAATCGTGGATGATTTTTTACGATACCATAAGGATTCTATCAAGCTCGAGGGCAGTGAACCTGTACCCATAATTTTTTCTAACACTGCCAATAAACAAAACATTCAATTATTATTAAAATCCCAACAACGAAAGAAAAAGGAGAACACCAAAGCGCAAATGATAATCAACAAAATTGATGCTATCCAAAGTTTGTACTCTAATAACGTCAAAAATAATCCGGCAGTCTATGATAAAATAAAACAATTATTTTTTGAACCATACATTCATCGAAAAATGGTTTTGCATAATTATTTGGAAGAACTAGAAATTTTGAACAAAATGCACAAAATGGAAACATATATTACCAGTATTGACGAATACTATTTAGAGTTATTGTATGCGGTCAATCATGCATATTTTAATTTTAAAGATTTCCTCAAATACGGTAATCATGTCAACATTGAGTATGGAAAAACGATCAATATGCTTCGATATTGCAACATTGAACACTTGAATAAAGGTACCACTGAAATGTTGGATGTCAGAACAGGAGCTATTAATAATCCCATTAACGTAGTTGGTCTGGCGCTCGGTCCATTCAACGGTAATTACATTCAGTGTGTCACCAAAGATAAACTAATCGATATCCGTTCGGTAACAATTAATTACACTAAAAATAAACAAAAAAAATCAGTAACGTCAAATAACGGGTATAAAATGTTCATCAAATGTTTCAAACGTATATATATTGACACCATAACCATCGTGCGCGATCCTAAGTTATCGATAATTGTTAACACTGACAAAATCAAAATACTTAATCCTGATCTGTTTGATAAGGTTATTTATTGGGCATATGATGTGACTACGGATATCTACAAATCTAAAACGTATGAATTGGGAAGTCAGAAGTCATTGTTGGCAGGAATATCAGACTCAGAAAACTCTGAAATAGATTTTCAAGAAAAAATTAAACAAATGAACTCTGATTTGTATGATAAGATTGTTAAAACGTTAAAAACAAAACTGAACACGTTAATCAAAGAACATATTAGTCTCAGTATTTTTGAAACATACACATTGGTTTATTTGTTTTCGAATATTTATGGATTAAATATGAGCGAAAAAGAGGTCAACATTATTGTTAGGGAAAACTATATTTGGGAGAAAAAGGACAAAATTAATATCACTCAAGTGACCGAAAAAGATATCATCCAAAATCCAGAAATAGTTTTACCTCCTCGACCAACTCCAATCATTGTAAAGATAGATATTACCGATCCATTACATCCTAAATCTGCTAAGGCAATCACTAAGAAAATGGACCAAGAAATGCCGGAGGAAGCAGCAAACTTCGGAGAATTTATAGAGAATAGTAAATGTAAACATGAAATCGAATGGGATGATATTGTCAAACTTTATGAAAGTGGAGACGCATATAAATCAGCAATCAACAAATTTATTGCGATGTATGCAATTCAATCAAATGATTCTAGCTTTGTCTGTAAAATTTGTGGTCAAACGTTGCAGGTGTTACAATATGTACAAGATGGAAAATTTGATAACAACGTTCAGAAATACGTATCATCATATTCTTCGTCAGATATCAAATTAAAAGACATGAAAGAGTACGTTGCGTATGTAAAAACGTTGAAACATTTAAAAAAATCTACAAAGAGAGTATCTTTTTTGATGGGTATTAATATTGTGTCAGGATCAGGACCAATGGTTAAGCAAAAACAAACATCCTTGACAAAACAAATGATCGATCTGTTAATTAAACACAATCAGATGGTTTTAAGAAAAAATATTGACAATGATGTACGTTTAGATTTTTATGCGAAAAATTTTGGTATTGATAAAAGATTTAGCAGTGTATATTTTTTCAAATTGAATGACAATCTTTTTAGTCCTGAGCAGCGACAAATCATTCAGGCTGATGCAGATATCACAAAACTAGAGATTAATAATATCACACTGTACGTTTCGCTAATTATTTTAACAGAGTTAAATGGGTCGCAAATATTTATGATGAACACCGATAAATATTTGAATATTTATTTTTTTGAAAAATATGGTAAAAGATTGTTCGACGGACTTTTACTCAAACGAAATATCACTGACAATGAGACCATCCCCTTGTTAAGTCATCCAGTTTTTTGTTATTGCATTTACGTTGTCGCATATGTTCTTTACACCTATTTGATATGGAAGTTTGCAAGTGACGAAAAAAGTAAAAAGACATTTAATCCCGCTATTTTGAAAAACATAATTCATTCTTTGTGCGAGTTGTTGAATAGCATTTTAATTGAATGTGAAATACAAAATTCTGGTGGTACTATCAATGATTATGTATATCTTTTGTTTTCTAACAAATTCTATTCGCAATTGAATGGAATATATAGCGACAACAGTGTTATTGCCATTTTGCAAAAATTACATTCTAAATATTCTGACGCACCAAATAAAGCTACAACTGTAGAAAAAATTCAAACAAATTATATTGGCAAAGATTGGCACATTGTTAGTACTCCTTACAAAATTACGGTGTTTAAAGTATCGACTGGAGTCGCATATGACAGACCAGAAGAAGTAGAATATCCATATGATAAAATAATAACCAGCAAAATAATTTGTGATTCTGGAGACTTTCATAGTTGGATATGGAAGAACAACGATTTAGTATGTAGAAAATGTGGCGCATTGTATTCCAAAGTGGATACCATCGTCGATAAACTTATTACTAATTATTATTTTTATCAAGATAAGAATCTCAAAAAAGAATGTGAAAAAGAAATGGATAATAAGGAGTCCCCTCTTTTTAACATTTGTAGCAATCACAAAGAAGGGGAACTGTTTTCACATACTTACATTGACAAATTTAACACCATAAGCGAAAAAGAAAAGTTAAACAGAATAGAAGAGCAAATCACAAGCAATATTGAAGAACAAAAAATGTTGAAAACGCAAACTACAACGAATGAAGCACTTATTGAGAATTTGTATGCGCAAGTAGAAAAAAAATATAACAAAACATACGGAATCATTAACGATATAGTCGATGATTTTATCAAAACTCTTGCTACGTTACTCGGAACAAAAACAAATTTAAATATCCACGAGGAAGCTGCTCCTGACCAAGAGAAACCGATGATCGAAAAAAACCCTTATCCTATCTATCTGAATGATAACGTCTATATTATCGATCATTCATATGATCAAGTTCAGTTACCTTCTCCGATCATCATGTTAGAAAGCGAGAACAAAATCATATTCAAAGAAAACCATCAATTCTTCAAAACAGACGTTTACTACTATGCAGATAATAGAACAGTGCAAATTAATGTTTTTTACGACGCGATTACGTTCAAATTGTTAGGATACAAAGCAAAACATAAGGACTTTGTTTTGTACAAAAAATCGAATCAATTCTTGAAAGTTAATCAATCTATCAAAAATAAATTGCTCGTGTTTTCTTACAGAAACAAATATATTGACATAACCGATGCTATTAATAAAGCAAAGATCGATGATATCAATTTAACCTACTACGAAATCATTAATGAGTTGATAGAGAAACATATATTGACAACCAGGAATACTATCGATATTATTAGTCGGATGATATACAAAATCAAAAATTATGTTGTAGTACAAAAGGCAGCAACGTTTTTGGAGTCATCAAAAGAGATAGATAAATTAATCGACAGGTATGTGAATATATTTTCCAATAAGATCAGACTTGGAGAAAACGATGATGCGTTTGATGATTGGCGCAATATTCGTAATATGTTTAAATATGAAGAAATTGATTGGTCCAAAACTAACATTGTATCAAGTATCTACAAAGACGGAGTTTTTACGTATGTTTCTACGGATACAATTAATTATTATGATGTTGCGAGTACTGTTATGATGTACTATTTGATTGATCAGCTTTCCAAAATATTGAATGACAATCCAGAGAAGGTGACTAAAACAAACATCACAAAACTGTACATTGATCTTGTGAATTATGTTTATTCTATCAATAATATTGATGAGATCAAGAACACGTCCGACATCAGACGATTTGAGTACATATTGAAAGGCTCACCAATTGCGGTTGATATGTTGCGTAGAGGTCAAGGAATAGCCGCAGTAGAAAAAATGGAAAAACAGTTGATAAATATAGAAGCTGATCAGACGATTGAAGAAATAACTGGCGAACCAACTGAGCCAATAGAAGGCGACGAAATGGATAGTGATGATTTGGAGGATATCCGTGAAGAAGCTGAGGCACTCGACGTAGAAGCGGATGAATACGATGATGATGACAATGTAGAATATGAATCGGAATAATAATATCTATAATAAATATATAATGATTACGTTCGTATTGTTTTTGTTCATAATTTATTTCATAGCATCGCAAATCAAAGTTTATCATATTTCATCGTTGCCTGACAAACAACAAACTGAATTAAAAGAAAGAAATAAAACCAGATCAAGATTGTTAAAAAATCATATTTCGGTTGATCCTGATAAAAAAGAAGAATTCAAAACATTGCCCACTAAAAATAATCCGTTCAGCAACTTGCCATACCCATTAGATTTGATAAGTCTGATCAAAGAAGAATATGGTACTGATCAATATAAGTTCAATAACGTAAATTTGCCAGTATCGTTCAAATACAATGACGATGATCCGATATATATCAGTCATATTTTGCAGGACATGCGATCGTGGAATAGGCTATTTCCAAAATATTATGATACTAACAGACAATTATTGGCAGTTAATGCGATACATATAACGTCCATTCAACAAACAGAAGCGGAATTCATTATCCACGCAACTGCATCTTTGACATATTTATCGCGGACTATGCACGTAAAGGTGATATATTATGGTGAAATTATTCGAACAGATAATATTTTGAGCAATGATACTGACACATACATATTGCATTTAATCGATATCAAAGCCATACGCAAGAATGATTTTGGCACAAAAATTTACGAACCAGATCCATTCTTAACGATGAAAGATCAATTGTCGTATGTTGAACGCATCAATTACATGCATAAAAATGAAAATAATATGTAAAATAAAAAATATAAATCATATTTTTTATTTTTTTCGTTAATAATATAAACATTATAATATTACTTGTTATTATGACTATGATAACAATTGATTCGTACTTGGCAGGCAACATCGTTATGGCTATGACATCCGTAACGATAGTTTTTGGATATTTCTTCTACAGAATTATGTCCAAAACATTGGATCACCGATTTAGTATGGAAAGAACTGATCAATATGCTTCTATTTTTAAAAAGAATAGAACATGGTTTAGTAATTTATTTTCAACCGTCGAATCTCATATTTATAGATACAGTATGGTATCAGTTATTTTGCCAAAAATTATGGATATGATTTATGTAGCGATGGATATGATGAAATTTAAGTCCCAATGCTCTTATCCGACCGAACCATTTTTGTATCCAGCAATAAATAATCCATTCATGGGAACGGACCGCATTTATCCAGCTAGCGTTTTTAATGAAGTAGGTTGTCCAGCAACATGTTTCTATGAACCTACAAAATATCCAACAGAATGCCCATGTGCGGTGGATTTTAAGTGTCCTTGTCCATGTCCAATGATCGATAATCCCTTTATTTGTCCCCAAGAAATCAAAATAGGTGACAACATTGTTAAACATAAAGGAAAAAAAAGAGGTAGAAAAGTTAACAAACATCGAGTGGCAAATAAACGACCGCAAAAGCGTGACCGTAACCTTTTTGAAAACAATTTTAACGAACTAAACTACTCTGATGCCCCTATTTTCACCGAAGCTGCGGCACCAGAAAAAAAACCTACCAAGGACGACTCATCTGATTTAATGAATTTGATTGGCAACGTCCTCAACAAAAATACAGACACTGCTCCAATATTTGGACAGCTCATGAAATTATTACAACCAACGATGTCTTGCCCATCTGATGCCAATGTAATATCAAAAGATGCTATTTCTAATTTATTCAACGGTCATAGGTCAACGAAGAAAGAACCAACACCTTCTCCAGTAAGTGAAGGATCGATTCCTGACAGTACGTTTATTTTTCAAATGGCATCATCATTTGACAGAGCGACCAGAATATGCGATATAGATGAATATGAAACTCTATCAATGGAAGATGTTAACAAACGATTTTATGATTTAGCAAATAAACTGGGAGTAGAAAAAACGGCAGATTTGTCATCATTCAAATTCGATAATTTTTTGAGAGCAGATGATAGTGTTGCAGACTTTATCAGACTCATGTATTTTCAAATGGTCGGCAGAGATGTTTTTCTCGCAAACTACAAAAAGTACATTTCGCAATCTAAATCAAACGACGTTATTTTAACTGAATGTTTAGACGATTTGGAAAATTAGATAATAATACAATCAATGATTTTATTGTTATAAATATATAAAACGCACCTATAAATATATTATGTGTGGAATAATTTTTTTGGTAAAATATGATGACAAGTTAGATACGCATGTTATCGTACATAGTCACGATCAATTGATACCTCGGGGACCTGATAAACAGAACTCGTTTAGAATCCAAGAATCTAACGCAGATATGTTTTTTGGATTTAGCAGATTGTCTATTATGGATACGAGTGATGATGGATTACAACCTTTTTCTGACAATGATGGTAATATTGTAATTTGCAATGGTGAAATTTATAACCACAAAGATCTTGCAAAAACGTTCGATTTGAAATTGATTACAAAATGCGATTGCGAAGTTATTTTGCCGTTGTTCCAAAAAAATAATTTTCAAGATACGATCAATCTGTTTGATGCAGAATTTGCTCTCATTTTATTTGACAAAAAAAATCAAGCAGTTTACGCAGCAAGAGATCGATTCGGTGTTCGCCCGTTGTTCTATGGTTACAACTCGCTCACTAAAACATACGGATTTGCTTCAGAAATAAAAGCGTTCCACAATATTATGGAACACATTGAACCAGTAGAACCTAATAAATTTTATCAATTATCACTACCAACCATATCAGTTGAAATAAAAGAGTATTATGATTACAGATCTATTATTGCGTATCCTAGTATCAATGTTGTTGAATATATTCAAAATATGATTAGAGATATTTTTACAGAAGCTGTTGCAAAAAGATTGTTTTCAGATAGACCAATTGGATTTTTATTATCCGGTGGATTAGATTCCAGTTTGATTGTTGCGATTGCTGCGCGAATCTTGGGTCCTGATAACATAGTTTGTTTTTCGATAGGTTTAGAAGACAGTCCAGATGTCATTGCTTCAAAGATAGTAACTGCACATTTGGGGATTAAGAAACACCATATTATCAAGTTTGACGTCGAAGAAGGAATTACAGCGATACCAGATGTTATCAGGGCAACAGAAACATACGATATTACAACTATTAGAGCATCTGTACCACAATACATTATGGCTAAATATATTAGTCAAAAAACTGACATTAGAGTTGTTTTGAGTGGAGAAGGATCTGATGAAATACATGGATCGTATCGTTATTTCAGAGATGCGCCAAACGGATTAGAATTTCACCGGGAAACTATTAGGTTGTTGAAGGAATTATACATGTTCGATAATTTGCGGACAGATCGAACGATGAGTGGCAACGGATTGGAAGTTAGAGTCCCATTTTTAGATTTTGAATATGTCCAATTTATCAAAAGAATTGATCCTAACTTGCTTATGTATCGTACAGATTATATGGAAAAGAAAATTATTCGCGATAGCTTTGTTGGCTACTTACCTACAGAAATATTATATCGAAGTAAAGAAGCCTTTTCAGACGCCGTTTCATCAACTGAAATAAATTGGTATAAAACGATCCAAAAGAAAGCAGCCGAAATAATTACATCGGGAGAACTGGATAACAATCCTTTTAAAATTAACAAACCAAAAACATTAGATGCGCTGTATTTCAGGCGGATATTTAATTCTATTTATCCAGAGAGGGATAATGTGATAAGTCATTATTGGTTGCCGAGGTTTCAATCGGTTGAAGTGGTCGATCCATCTGCGACAGTATTAAAATGTTATTGAATAAATTATTGATGTGTTATTAATAATTTATTTTGCTTTGATAGCCTTGACTGGCGGTGGTTTCTTAGGAACTAGATGTGTTAACAGATTTTTATTGATGATCAATTCTTTGATGACACTCGCAATGAACCAATCCATATGCGGATTATCACGTCGTCCAGGTACGATATTGTGTTCTGCGTCCGCCGCAAATTGTATGATCTTAATGTTAATATGATCGATATTAATTATTTCAATCAATCTTTCCATAATATTTATAATAATATCATCACCGTTGATTGTATTTGTCCATATATCATGAATGTTAGATCGAATACTTTGATAAACTGTCACAACATTTTTACATTCGATTGTAGACAAAATCAATTTGACGACGTTATCATACGCTTTGTATAATGGTAAATAATGAGACGCACCATAACGCATTTCATCTAATATCCATATTGCTTCTTTAACGTTATTATTACATTTTGAAAGAATGGTAGTTAATTTATCATCTGACAGTTCGATATTTTCCATCAATGAAATGTGTAAAATTATTTGTCGGATTTCTTTTAATGTTGGAGACGATACGCAAAATATTTGACATCGACTTCGCAGTGCATCAAATATTTTTGAAGTGTTGTTACATATCATAATAAATCGACAACTATGCGCATATATTTCCATTGTTCTTCTCAATGCTGCTTGCGAATTATGAGACAATAGTTCGATATTATGTATCACGATCGTTTTAAATTTCCGTTTAGTTTCAAAAATTTCGAACATTTTATGCGTTGCGTACTGTTTTATTATTTCTTGTAAGATATATTTATCATTGTTCGTACTTGTTGGTTCGATGACAATATGATAATCACTTTGCATTATTTCAATAATATTTTTTTTGGACGCTCCATGAATACGATATTTTGTTTTAGTTAGATTATTTATGTTTTTGTCATATATCGATTCTAAAAAAAATTTAACGATCGTCTTCTTACCTCCGCCATGTGGACCGGAAATGATAATATGTGGAATATCTTCATACGATGCTATATGTATTAACTGTTTTAGCACATCATTATTTGTTAACGATTCGCTCAATATTTGAGGACTATATTTATTAACTAAAAACATCCTTTATTACTTGATTATGATACAACATTTATATTAACATTCCATATATCATTTTTTTCTAACATATATATATTATGAGCGATTTCGTTGCCACGAATCTAATAACCAAACCAACATCGAACAATAGAATTCGAAAATTGGATGATTCTTCAAGTGACGATGATGATAAAAAAGAAACTTTTGAAGATGAATCCATGTCATTAGTTGAATTTAGCAGATTGTATCAGATCCATGGAATTCAAATTTTTGATGTGTTATTAATTTATATAGCAGTGTATTATTTTGTATATATTTATTTGGAAAAAAGTTTGACCTTTACTTTTTTGGTGTTATTAGTTGTGACAATAATAGTAGTGATGAAAAATAATATAACCAAGTAATAGTTTATGGATGATTCTTCGATTAATTATGCATTAGAGCTAAATAAATATCTTGAAAAAGCTAAAAAAATATTTTGCAGAGAGAATAACAAAAAACTTGTATCAGAACATGGATTTATTAGATACTATTGGTGGCAGATACATTAAATTCTGAAAATGAGCAAGAGTATTGCATTTGTGAATCTTAATTTAATGAATGAAATTAATTTTGGATCAAGATTAATTTTATTTGAGTAGTAAATTTGAGATGGATGCAAAATCAGTAGTTGTTTTTTGCTTAAACAAACATAACGTTTCATAAAGTTGCGCATTATTTTCCTTAATGATAATATTTTCTTTGATGAGTCTTATATTTTCCCCGTTAAGAACTTTATTTTCTTTGGCAAGTCTTTCGTTTTCTTCTAAAAGTTGCTGATTTTTTATACGAAGTTCATGAACTTCCACGTACGAAGCAATGTAACCATCTGATAAATTTGCTTTGGTTTTGAACATTTGAAACAATTTATCATTTTTATTATTGATGGCATAATCTAACAATACATTTTCGTATTCAGAATGTTTGATCGCTAATTCACATACCCATATATGCGAAGAATGATCTCCTAATTCGATTCCTTTAATGTAAAAATCGTACGCTTCTTCAGTATTCTTATCTTGAATGTACAACGCATACAATGAATACCCATATCCATTGCCATCATCACCTGCTTGTTTACATAATCTGAGCACTGCTTCCTGATGTGATGTATCTTTATTTTGATTAATAATTTTGGCCATTTCACACATAGCATTTGTGTTTCCTTCATTTATTTCATCGTTATAAATATGTAGCATCATCGCTCGCGTAAAATCAGGATAAATTGTAAGCCCTCCATATTGATATGAGTTTGCGCAATAAAAATTAGCATTCATATTTCCTTCTTTGTATGCTTTGTAGAGTAATTCATCTCCGCGTTTGTGATCATTGAATTCAGAATCTTCATATGTTAATATAATTCCTAATCCCACCATCGCGTTCGTATTATTTTCGATATCGGCAGATTCATAAAGCTCAATTGCGCGCTTAAGATCTTTTTGGACAACGAATCCTTTTTTATGCATATACGCTAAATAATTAGCGGAATGAGGATATATACTGAAAACGGAATAAAATTGCAACATTTTTTGATGATTTTGTTTAAGATGCAGTTTTTTGTAATAGTCATTAGTTAATTCTTTTATTGCAGGTTTGTAACCTGAATTAGCAGACATTGTCATATATGCAAAATAGTCATCATATTTTTCTGCATTTTTGAAAGAGAATGCTTCTTCGTACCAATTTTTTGCATTAGTAAATTCGGATGCGGTGAATTCGTTGATCAAAATTATGATTGATTCCATCGTTGCTCTTTTATTATATTGTGATTTGCCCATCTGGAACTTTAAAAATCATTTTTATTGAGTCCAATTTCCTAATATTGAGTACCATCGACCATTTGATGATCTCAATAATACATTCCCGTGAAGGCCAAGCGAAACGGGATTAGCTATATTATTTATGTTTGAATCTATGGAGCTGATCGTTACTGTATTATTTGTTGCATCCACGCGAGTGACTGTAAAACTAGTTCCTTCGCCGGGATTTTGAGGAATCGTCATAACAATATTGCCCTCTGACGCATCAACTAAAAAAGTATTGTATCCTAGATTAAGTGTTGCGTTTGAAGTAATCCAACTTGTAAAACGGGTTGTTGACATTTATATATTATTGCGATATATTTATTTTGCAGATACGCATAAATTTTATTTTGATAAACAAAATTTTTATTTATCAAAATTATTGAACAAAGGTTCCTAAAACAGTGTGCCAATGACCATTTGATGATCCTAGCAAAACGTTTTGACCTAAATTGAGAGAAACAGGAGTAGATAAACCGTTAATGTCTCCGTCGGTTGAAATAATTGTAACGGTGTTAGCAGATGAGTCTGTGCGACTGATCATGAAATTAGTTCCTTCTCCAGGATTTTCGGGAATGGTTATTAAAATGTTACCACTCGTTGCATCAACAAAAAAAGTGTTGTATCCTAAATCGATTGTTGTGCTTGACGTGACCCAAGATATGTAAAGACTTGACATTTATATATTATTGCTATATATTTTTTTATACATATTGTCTCTAAGAAACGACCACACTTGCAATTGCAATTGCAGGATTTTTAATACCCACGCTACTTTTGTGGGCCAATGTTATGACATCAAATTTATTTACATGAATCACAATACCAGGTTTAGATTCTTCAATAACATCATCACCACGTATCGTTACAGACAATTCTGTATCTTCGCAATTCTTTCTGACAACAAACGTTCTAAATTGTCCTGCACCAGGGGCAGGGTTTGATGTACCTGTAGTAGTATTTAATTGTACAACTAATTTGGAAACTGACCCATTTTTTGGCATGATAATTTTAGTTGTATTTTCCAATGATGGCGAAAAGCTACCATTTCTTAAATAATCAGACGTACCATTGTTTGACAAGTTTGCACCACTATTCCAGTTTATCATTTTTGTATATAATCATGTAATAAAAAAAAATTATATTTAGTTAACAAAATCTATACTGGCAATTATAACAGAATTAGTAGGGGAGTTTGTTGAAGTCATAATTAATGATCCTAAATCTAATTGATTGACAGCAATTGAGTTAACATTATCTACTCCGGTTGTCGCTGCCCCAGATATAGTTACACTGAGCGCAGTATTAACACCACCTATGCGGAAAGTAACAGTTCGAGTGGCTCCAACGCCCGGTGCAGAACTTAAGAAGACCGTTAAATTTCTGACAAAACCGGTGTGAGTCATAATAAACTGGGCATTGAGTTCTGTATTGTTTGTCGAACCATATCGAAGGAACATTGTGTTTCCTGACATAGGACCACCACTACTGAAAATAATAATACCTCCGCCTGATCCAGTAATATTACTTGGTCCGGTCGGGCCTGTAGCTCCTATACCAGTTGGACCGGTAACGCCGGTAGCTCCAGTTCGTCCAGTTGCACCAGTTGGTCCTGTAAAACCAGTTGATCCTGTAAAGCCAGTTGGACCAGTAGATCCTGTTTGTCCAATTGCGCCGGTTGGCCCTGTAAAACCTGTTGGCCCTGTAAAACCTGTTGGTCCTGTAAAACCTGTTGGTCCTGTAAAACCTGTAGCTCCAGTTATTCCTGGCCCGGTTGCTCCTGTATTACCTGTAGATCCAGTAACTCCTGTTGTTCCTGTATTACCTGTAGATCCAGTAAAACCTGTTGCTCCAGTATTACCTGTAGATCCAGTAATTCCGGTAGATCCGGTAACTCCTGTTGCTCCGGTTATTCCTGGTCCGGTAGCTCCAGTATTACCTGTAGATCCAGTAACTCCGGTAGATCCGGTAACTCCTGTTGCTCCGGTTATTCCTGGTCCGGTAGCTCCAGTTATTCCAGGACCAGTAGCTCCTGTATTACCTGTTGCACCAGTAACTCCGGTATTACCTGTTGCTCCGGTATTACCTGTTGCACCAGTAACTCCTGCTGCACCAGTAGCTCCTGTATTACCTGTTGCCCCAGTAACTCCTGTTGCACCGCTAGCTCCGGTAACTCCTGTTGGTCCTGTGCTCCCAGCGACTCCTGTAGCGCCGGTAACTCCCGTAGCGCCAGTTGATCCTGTCCGTCCTGTAGCTCCAGTTGATCCTGTAGCTCCAGTTGATCCTGTTCGACCGGTGACTCCAGTAGCTCCAGTATCACCAGTTGATCCTGTTCGACCTGTGACTCCAGTAGCTCCAGTATCACCAGTTCTTCCAGTAACACCTGTTACTCCAGTTGGACCTGTTACTCCAGTTGGACCTGTTACTCCAGTTGGACCTGTATTTCCTGTTGCACCAGATGGTCCAGTTGGACCTGTAACTCCTGTGGCACCTGTAACTCCCGTAGCACCTGTGAATCCAGTAGCGCCGGTAACTCCAGTAGCACCGGTGAATCCAGTAGGACCCGTTGCACCAGTTACACCTGTAGCTCCTTTGGCACCTGTTGGTCCTTTATATGGTTGATAAAATGTGCAGCATTCTGGTTCTGGTTTACATCCACTGTGACCTCGTTTGCATCGACTATAGTAGTTGGAATTATTATAGCATGAATAATTTTGATGACTCATATATCATAACTTTATATATTTTTTACGAACTTACCCGACAATTGTCTGTACTAAAGTGGTAAAATATAGTGTCTATTGACATTGATAATATTTTGAATATGACGGCATTGATCTATTCTGCGCGATATTATGGTGGTTGTATTGACAAGATTTTTTTAAAAAGGACAATATTGGTGTGTCGTAAAGAGATTTGCGTTGGGAATATGCAAATGTTATGTGTTTAAAGTATCGTCAGAAATTTATTGAAATTTGCATCGACAAGACTTTGAACGCGCCAATATTGGTCCATTCAAAGCGATGTCGAGAGACTTGCAAAAATTTACGTCGATGGGACTTTGAACGTACCAATATTGGTCCATTCAAAGCGATGTCGAGAGACTTGCAAAAATTTACGTCGATGGGACTTTGAACGTACCAATATTGGTCCACTCAAAATGATATCAAGAGATTTGTGTAGGTTTACATTGACAGGACTTTGGACGTACCAATATTGGTCCACTCAAAATGATGTCGAGAGATTTGTGAAGATTTACATCGGTGAGACTTTGGACGCCCAATATTGGTCCATTCAAAGTGATATCAAGAGATTTGTGAGGATTTGCATTGACAGGACTTTGAACGTACCAATATTGGTCAATTCAATGTGATGTCAAGAGATTCGTGAAGATTTGCGTTGACAAGACTTTGAACGTGCAAATATTGGTCCATTCAAAGTGACGTCAGTAGATTCGTGAAGATTTGCGTTGACAAGACTTTGAACGTGCAAATATTGGTCTGTTCAATGTGATGTCAAGAGAGTTGTGGAAGTTTGTATTGACAAGACTTTGAACGTGCAAATATTGGTCCATTCAATGTGATGTCAAGAGAATTGCGGAAGCTCGCATTGACAAGACTTTGAACGTGCAAATATTGGTCTATTCAATGTGATGTCAGTAGATTCGCGAAGATTTGCATTGACAAGACTTTGAACGTGCAAATATTGGTCTATTCAATGTGATGCCAAGAGATTTGTGGAAGTTTGTATTGACAGGATTTTGAACGCCAATGTGAGCGATTTCAAATTTCCATATTGGCGATCTCAAATTTTCAGGTTATACACCTCTTGTCAGCAATATTAAACGAATCAATATTGATGATTTCAAATCTCCTGGCAACGCAATTCTCGCCAGCAACATTGAATGATCAAATATTTGGACCTTCAAATCTCCTGGCAACACAATTCTTGCCAGCGATATTGAATGATCAATTATTCAAATCTCCAGGCAATGCAATTCTCGCCAGCAACATTGAATGATCAAATATTTGGACATTCAAATCTTTGGCGATACAATTCTCGCCAGCAACATTGAATGATCAAATATTTGGACATTCAAATCTTTGGCGATACAATTCTCGCCAGTAACATTGAACAATCAAATATTTGAACATTCAAATCTCTTGGCGATACAATTCTTACCGATAACATTGAACAATCAAATATTTGGACATTCAAATCTCTTGGCGATACAATTCTCGCCAGTAACATTGAACGATCAAATATTTGGACATTCAAATCTCTTGGCGATACAATTCTCGCTAGCAACATTGAATAATCAAATATTTGGACATTCAAATCTCTCGGCGATACAATTCTCGCCAGTAACATTGAACGATCAAAAATTTGGACATTCAAACCTCTCAGCGATACAATTCTCGCCAGTAATATTGAACGATCAAATATTTGGACATTCAAATCTCTTGGCGATACAATTCTCGCCAGTAACATTGAATAATCAAATATTTGGACATTCAAATTTCTTGGCGATACAATTCTTACCGATAACATTGAATGATCTGATATTTGGACATTCAAATCTCTTGGCGATACAATTCTTGCCGATAACATTGAATGATCTGATATTTGGACATCCAAACATCCAGACAACGATTTTTGCCGTTAAAATACATTGAACAGACCAACATGAATTGACAATTGCATTAATCTAAATCTAAAAAATTGAATAAAAAATATCTAATATGCCCATAAATTTATCCAACGATAAAACATGGATACATCAAGAAATGAAAGCATCAAACGATGTATTTATAATTTTTGTGATTATATGGTAAAAAATCCTCACTGTGACAAAGATCAGTTTCCAACTTGTATTTATTGGCTTAAAATGGCAGAACCGAAATATGGTTGCTTTGAATTGTCAAGAATTCGCAAACAAATGTTAAAAATCGTACCCGGTGAGTTTAAAACAGCAATATTGGCGACACATATATCATCCGATTATATCCTATTAGCAAAATTAAGTATCAATGGGAACTATAAAGCTAATTGTCCAATTTGTTCAGGCGAAGAGATACGGGACGTAAATTATTATTTTCCACATAATGTATTTCCTTGTGGTCATTCAATCTGTGATGATACTTGTTTCAACTTATTCAAAAAAACGAACAACGTAAATAATCCCTTTCCTTGTCCAATATGTAGGCAACAAGTAACAAGAATTTTCGATTCTGAAAAAGTTAAAATGGACCAAGAATTTTACGATTCATTCATAACAGACGATTTGGTGTTCCGAATATTATATTTTTGATAATTTTATCTATCAAAAATATAACAAATATCGACAAGCAATATTTTTGATTCATTGCAAGAAACTCAAATCCCAAAAACACAGGACGAAACAGAAATAGATAAATTTATCCAATATCTTAACATAAGTATCAATTTGATCGATAAAGATCCAAACGCGTCAGATATTCAGACTAATAATACGTTATACGTAATCGCAAAGAACGGTTCCAAAAAATAAGTGTTAAATCTGAATCGCCAGTCAGATCACGCAAACATCGGAAGCAAGAATCATTCGAATCAGATCTATCATTTTAGGAAGCTCAAAATAAACAATCAAAAAAGCACCCGCAAAAAATTACATATCCGATTCAGAAACTAGCATCACAGGAATATCTGTTAACATTGACAGACATCATTATTCTAGCGAACACATTGACGAAATAAACAAAAAAAATTGACAAATAAATAAGTAATATAAAGAAATCGCCTTCTAGATACAAGCATCATCATGAGCAAGGGCAAAGTTTCAACCAAGACGTTAGAGGAAAGATACAAAAAAATCGATCCCCATGAACATGTATTGCTTCGACCTGACATGTATATTGGCACTGTGAAAGAAACAACCGGACATATGTGGGTATATAACAAAGAAGGTGATAGCAAAATGGTTTACAAAGAAATATCATATGTGCCTGGACTTTACAAGATTTTTGATGAAATTTTAGTTAATGCTGCTGATCAAAAAACTCGTTGCAAGATGATGAACATGATTAAGGTGAATATTGATAAGGATTCTGGTAAGATATCTGTATGGAATAACGGTGCAGGTGTTCCCGTTGAAGAACACAAAGAACAAAAAGAATATATCCCGACGATGATTTTCGGAACATTATTGTCAGGTGAAAACTTTGACGATGATGAGGATGACGCAAAAGAAAAAAGAATAACTGGTGGCAAGAATGGTCTCGGAGCCAAATTAGCTAACATTTATTCTACAGAATTCATCGTTGAAACGTGTGATGGTACTAAAAATTTCAAGCAAGTTTTTAATGACAACATGTACAAGAAAGGAAAACCAACTATTACTGCAGCAAAGAAAGCTCCCTTTACTAAAATCACGTTCACTCCTGATTTTGCTAGATTCAAACTTGACGGTTTTACTGACGATATTTTTGCATTATTTCAAAAACGAGTGTATGACATTGCAATGACAACAGGAGTAAAAGTATATTTCAATGATGAGGCAATTACACCATTGCCGTTCCAGAAATATGTTGATCTTTACTTTCCAGAGGATTCAGAACACAAGAAGGTTGTTGAAATGACAAGTAATCCTCGATGGAAAATATGTGTCGTATTTGATCCATTAGATAATATGGAACATCAAAATATTTCTTTCGTTAATAGTATTTGTACTCATCATGGTGGGACACATGTTGAACACGTATCCAGTCAAATTGTAGCCAAATTAAAAGTTGCGGTTGAGAAAAAAGCCAAAGGAATAACCGTCAAGGCTAATCAGATCAAAGAGAATTTGATATTTTTTGTAGATTCGACGATAGAACTGCCAGAATTTGATGGTCAGACTAAAGATATGCTAAAATCTAAAGTTGCTGAATTTGGATCTAAATACGTTGTGACAGAAGCATTGATCAAGAAAATAATTGCGACTGGTGTGGTCGATCAAATTATTGAGAACGCAAGATCCAGGGCAGAATCGAATCTGGCTAAACAAGATGGATCTAAAAAAGGAGTCGTACGAATCGATAAACTTTTTGAAGCACATCAGGCTGGCAAAAAAGAAGCTGCCCTGTGTACATTAATGCTCACAGAAGGAGATTCCGCAAAGGCATTTGCAATGGCTGGATTTAATGAAACCGGCAGAGATCATTTCGGTGTTTTTCCATTGCGAGGTAAACTTAAAAATGTCCGAAAAGGCAAAGATGATGCTAACATCATTGATACATTGGAAGAAAATAAGGAAATCAAAGCCATTCGAGAGATTATGGGTCTTGTTAGAGGAAAGAAGTATACGTCAGTCGAAGGATTGAGATATGGTAAGATCGCAGTTTTGACAGATGCAGACAGTGTAACCGGCGATACTCCGTTGTTATTGAAGGATATTAAAGATCAAATTGACATACGAACTATTGAAACTTTATCGAATGACTGGTTTATTGCAGAGGATGGTAAAGAATATAGTCTTACAGATTATGAGATTTGGACAGAACAAGGATGGACAAAGATTGTAAAAGTGATCCGACATAAAATCAACAAATCGATCTATCGTGTATTGTCGCACACTGGAATTGTTGATGTAACCCAAGACCATTCATTGCTTGATGTGGATAGTAATAAAATTAGTCCGAAAGATTGCAAAGTAGGTGATCATCTTCTACATAGTTTTCCAAAATTCGATAATACAAACATCCCGTCGAATTTTAAGAATTTAACTAAGAAAAATTTGCAAATACATGCGAAAGTCCATAAAATATATGGTTGCGAAACCATGAATAAATCTGAACTGATTAGAGAAATTGGAAAAATTCATGAAATTAACACGATGAATTTCAACTACGATTCTGGTATCAGTACGGATGAGGCACTTTTGATGGGATTTTTCTGGGCAGATGGTACATGTGGTATATACAAATTTGTGAGTTATCCAAAATCGAAAGATGGTACCAAAACATATACCCGTAATAGAACAAATTATAGTTGGAGTCTTTCTAATCTGAATCTGGGTCTTTTGGAAAAATTTAAGAAAATATTAGAAAAATTATATGACTATAGCGTCACCATCGTAACGTGCCATAAAAAGAATTCGTATTCTACCAAAGATATTTACAAATTAGTGGTAAATGGTGGAAAAAAAATACTTCCGTTGGTGGAAAAATATAGATCGATGTTTTACGACAAAAATAAGAAAAAAAAAATTCCGCAAGAAATTCTTAACGCACCTCATGATGTCCGAAAAAATTTTATCGAAGGTTTTTATCAAGGGGACGGTTTGGGACATGATTTATACGATAGTCAATATGGAAGAAGATGTTTTGCGGTTGATGGAAAAATAGGAGCGCAGGGGATTTTCTTCTTATGTAAAAGTTTGGGTTATGATGTTTCTATTAATCACGACATTGAGAAACCAAAAGTTTATCGTTTATTTTTGACAGATGGTAAGCAACGTAAAAATCCGAATGCCATCAAAAAAATATTTAACCTTGGACAAACTGAACAATATGTATACGATCTTGAAACCGAGAATCATCATTTTCAAAGCGGCATAGGAGAAACAATATGTCACAACACTGATGGTTCCCATATTAAAGGATTAATTATGAGCTACATCCATCATTATTGGCCATCTCTCCTCAAAATAAACGGATTCATTGAATGTTTAACGACCCCAGTTGTCAAACTAACCAAAGGAAAAGGAGTAAAACAACAATCTGTCTCATTTTACAATCTTAACGAACTCGAACTTTGGAAGAAAAAGAACAACGATGGAAAAGGATGGGATCTCATGTATTACAAAGGATTAGGTACTAATGGCAATGAAGAAGCGCGGGAATGTTTTACTGATTACAATGATAAAACGATCAAGTATTGTTGGAAAGAAAAATTAGACGAAGACGATACCGATAATACTCTTGAAAATTATGAACCTAAATGCAAAGACATCTGCGAAGATGCAATAACTTTAGCATTTGCCAAAAAACGAGAGAATGACCGAAAAGATTGGATGAATTTGTACGATGAGAATCTTTTCATTGATAACAACCGAAAAAACGTCTCCTATGCAGAATTCATTCACAAAGAACTCATAGCATTCTCTGTCTACAACGTCGCACGAGCTGTTCCAAATATCATGGATGGATTCAAACCCTCGCAGCGAAAGATCTATTTCGGTTGCGTAAAAAAGAACATTTACAACGTCAAACAAAAAGTATCGCAATTATCTGGATACATCGCCGAAAAGTCAGCGTATCATCATGGTGATACTTCCTTACAAGAAGCTATCATCGGTATGGCGCAAACATTTGTCGGCAGTAACAATCTTAATTTATTAGTACCAGTCGGTCAGTTTGGTACCAGGTTATCTGGTGGTCATGATAGTGCAAGTCCGAGATATATCTTTACTATGTTAAGTGATATTGGTAAAACTATTTTTGTAGAACATGATAACAACATATTGGATTATCTCACAGACGACGGAGAAAAAATAGAACCAAAATTCTACGCACCAATCATCCCAATGATTTTAGTAAATGGAGTCGTTGGTATTGGTACTGGTTATTCGACAACTATTCCACCATGTAATCCACGTGATATTTATGAGAATTTGCTACGAATTAATGATGGATTGAAACCAAAACCAATGACACCATGGTATCGTAACTTTAAAGGTACCGTTGAGAAAATTGATAAGACAAATTTTATCATTCGAGCGAAATACAAAGTTGTTGACGATGACACAATTCATATTTCCGATCTACCAATTGGTGTCTGGACCGATAATTACAAAGCGTTTTTGGATAACATCATTTTAGGTGCAACTAAAGCTAAGAAAAGTGCTAAAGAAACTGAAATCAAGAAACCGGCTCCTAAAAAAGGTAAAGGCGGCAGTAAAGCTCGTGCACCTAAGAAAGATAGTAAGAAGAGTAACACCGCAAAAGTAGCCAAGTCAAATACTATCAGTCAATATGTCAAGTCATTCACTGAAGATTGTACCAACGTCAGAGTGAGTTTTACGATCATTTTTCATCCAGGTAAATTGAATGAACTTATCAAGAACGGTAAATTAGAAAAGGATCTGAAACTTCAGAAGACTGTCAAGTTATCTAACATGCATTTATTCAATGAAGAAGGTAAGGTTATCAAGTATTCGAATTACGGGGCCATTCTCAATAACTTTTCTAGAGTCAGAATAGAAATGTATCAAACCAGAAAAGATCATTTGTTAGGTAAGTGGCGTCATGAATGCGATATTTTGAAATGGAAAATGAAATTTATCGATAGTGTAATTGATGGAACGATTATCATCTTTGAAAAGAATAAGACCAAAAAGATGGAAGTGATCAAAGAGCGATTGAAGGAATTAGAATTTCCAAAGTTCATGGTCGGCGCCGAGACAAAGCCAACTTATAAATACATCACTAGTACTGGATTATTTAGTTTGACAACTGAAGAGGTTGAGCGACTTAGACAGATGTTGGAGAATAAAGAAGAAGATATTCAAACATTGGAAGGCAAGACTACTAACGAAATGTGGAGTGAAGAACTAGAGACCTTTATGAAAGCATATGATAAGTGGGAAAAGATTGCCGATGAAGAATATGCCAAAGAAATGGTCGATAATTCTAAAAAGACAGCTAAGAAGAGACAGACTAAAAAAGTTGTCAAAAAGAAAGAGGCTGTAGCAAGTGCTTAATTGTTTTATTGATTATCAAATTGATAATCAATAAAAATTTATTTTTGTTAGCTTTGTTTGTGAATTTGATTGCATTGATCGCAGTCATCATCACCGCACAAGTTCTTGTTATTTTTGCATACGTTGTTGCGGTGGAGATATGCCATTTGTGGTTGTTTGGCGTGAATATTAAAGAATCTCCCTGGAACTGTATTTCAATTTTTTATCAAAAAAATTATATCGTTAGGTAAGATAATCATTACAATGATAAAAATGGATGATTAAGCAAATTATTCCACGATAGAAAGTGCGAGAATATATCTTCATTTTTTTGTGCAGCTAAAAAAAATTGAAAATATATATCCCGACGCTTCCTATCTTATCAATTCAGCAAAAAAACATGCAAATAAGCAGCAATGAATTCGTTGATTTTTATTTCTCCCAATATCGCAGCGTAGATAACTTAGACAAAATGTTAGGAATAGACAAATATACATCGCACTTTAAAATAGCTAGTCAGCCCCCGAATCCATGGCACGATGTTCTTCGCAATGACGATCTTTCTGCGCCCCCAGGATTTGAGCCTCCCGTATTTCGCATTTTAAACGTTAATTATCGCCATGGTGAACAAATAACGCGCAAGTTATGCACTAAATGTCATATACGCAAACAATATCTAAAGCTGAAATATTGTAGACGATGCTGTAAATAAATGTTAAATAATTTATTCAACATTTAGAAAAAATTGCGTCTGTATAATCGCATCGCTTCATCCCGTGATTTTACTATTCGACGTTGTGGCGCCGAAGCAGGGCCAAATGCTTCTATCTGTTCTTTCATTATGGTCGGCTTCTCTGTAACAGGCTGATTTGCAAATTTGTAATATGATGCTAATGCTATCGGATCATTCTCTCCTCTCGTCGCTATCGTATCCATATTATCACTTTCCTTATCTGCATTATATGTAGATATCTCTTGCTTAATGTTGGCGTTAATAGCCTTCTGTGCAATATCATAATCCAATTCATCCTGAAACGTATTTGGACCAATATGATATTTGTCATATCTTTTATTAATTTTTTCATACTGTTTTTGCGTCGGTACAATATTATCTGTTAATCCTAAATTATCAGGTTCAGGTATCATCAAGACAGGATCCTCATCAATATCATCATATCCGGCGTACTGGTTGAGCGCATAAATTGCATCTAAATGAGGAATGTAATCCGCATCATAAGTATTTCCAGTATTTTCATTGTATCTATCTTCATTAGTAATAATACATGAATAATTATATCTAGGATCTGCAGTCATATTTGTGCATCTATAGTTATCGGGACATCTGCCCATAATACATTTGGGGCATAATCTCTTGCACTGTTTACGACTTACAGGAACACGATAAGCACTGTTACCATCGTTATTCGCGACATGTTCAAAAATAATTTTATTTCCATTACTGCGGATCATATTATTGACCGTTTTCTGTCCATATTCTTCAGTGTTATTCGGAGTACGGTTGTATCTGTCTCTGTCATAATCGATCGGAGGATCAATCATCATGCAGCATCTATTTGGAGAATCAATGTAAAATCCAGTACAATAAGCTGAATCATTACAAACGGACATACATTGGTTGATGTTTTGAAAATCGACACAGTTCTTCCCTGATTCGATGATTTCGTCCGCTCGTTTTTGCGCGGTGTCTGATTCTCGTTTTTTATCTGCTTGCCACAATAAATAATATGTGTTACCAAACATATCAGCATTAAAACTGTCTGCTTCTGCCAACGCTTCTGAAACTAAGGAATTACCTTCGTTGAATGGTCTAATTTGTCCACGACGATATGAAACGATGTCGTTATATGCAACTTCAGCGGCTCCACTTAATGATGGGGCGCGCAAGATAGTCTGTCTTAGTTTATCAAGTGTATCTGGATCTGTAATCTGATCTGGTGTTAAAAATTCGCTGTTAGAATCAGCAAAGACATCTTCGGGATGATTGTCTGATTTTCTAACGTACGATGCTTCAAAATTCTCTGTTTTGTTTAGATTGTACAAGAAAAATAAGATTAAAAATGCCACAACGACAAATATGACTATAGTCTCTGTTGAGTAATTCATTATGAATATTGATTAGAATAAAAAATATTGATCATCGTATTGTACACTAAATGTGTTCTCTGACAACAATATAAACGCTAAAAACTGGATAATATTAAGCGCATATGTATAATATTTCAAAGAATATATCTCATAATATCCCGGATAAAGTGACTGCATGTTCAAACTATCACACGTTACAGAAAATAATCTTTCCAACGCAAGATCAACGATTTGTTCTTCAAGAATGGTTTTCTGCGTTTATCAGAATGTACAATGAAACAATTGATCATATACAACAAGGGAATTTACAAATTTTAGATTTTTGCAAATTACGCTACCAAATGAGTGATGTTCAAAATTATATCATTAAAACTATGGTGAATAAGATGCCGCCAGCGTTATTGGTTGAAGCTATCAGACGTGCAGTTCAAGGGATCGCTGAATCAATAAAAAATGGTGGGAAACTTCGAATACGAAAGATAAGTGCCTCTAAGAAAAAAAAGGTATTGGTCATTCCTTGCAGATTTTTGAACGACACAACCTTTTGTCTCCGAATTTTTGAATCTGCAACCATTTTGAACGATGTAACACAATCAATTACATTGCAATATGATTTGCATACCAAAGAATACAAATTACTTATACCTGAAACATTACTGCAAAAAAATGCTGAATGTGGAGTAGATCCAGGATGTCGAACGTTTATGACAACATTCTCTAACGACGATGTTTACTTAATCGGTGCACAAATAACAAAACATTTAGAAAAATATTACATCAGAATACGAGAAATTTTAAATCGTATTCATGATAATACTTTAACTACGGGAGAAAGAAACGAAATGAAAAGGATATGTCAAAAATATTACAACGCGGTTGCAAATATGGTTGATGAGCTGCATTACAAAACTGCACATTTGATGGTAACAAAATATGAAAACATATATTTGGGAAAATTCAGGCCGATGGAAATATTGGCGCAAAAAAATAACTTATCAGAACAGGCACGTTGGATATTGAGAATTCTTGATCATGACACGTTTAGGATCAGATTGTTCCAATTAGCTGATAAATATGGATCAAAAATATATGAGGTTGATGAATACTTAACAACAAAAACATGTTCTGGATGTGGTAACATCGTAAATGTAAAAGGAGAAATTTATATGTGCAATAAATGTAAATTGGTAACGTATCGTGATGTGAACGCTGCTAAAAATATTCTTAAAATAGGGAAAATGATGATTAAAAACTAATACATTAATTTTTAATCAACGATAAAATATTCAAATCTCTTGCCGGTAACATTGAATGACCAAATATTGTCGCATTCAATTCTCAAGGCAACTTATAAATATATCACCAGTACTCGTTTGTTCAGCTTGACTACTGAAGAGGTCGAGCGACTTAGGCAGATATTGGAGAATAAAGAAGACATTCAAACGTTAGAGGCAAACTCCTAATGATATGTGGAATGAAGAATTAGATGTCTTTATGAAAGCGCATAATAAATGGGAAAAAATTGCTAAAGAAAGAGGTTAATGCGAGTGCTTAATATTTATCGATTATCTATTTGATAATCAATAAAATTTTAATTCTTTTTAGTAACGAATTTTTGCCGGGTTGGATTGTGTTGAATTGGATTCTTCTGCCAAACGTAACATTTCGTCGTTGATTCTTTTTAGTTCTCTCATTTGTGTAAAAATTTGCTTACACCGGTGGCATTCTTCGTCATAGCACAAATTCTTGCTGTTTTTGCAAGCATGAAAATTGACTGCTGTATCGTTACAATACCGATATGCCATTGTGTTTTGTTCATTGTAGATAATAATGGAAGCTCCTAAAAATCAAAATTTCAATTTTTTAAAAAAATTGAAAAATATTTCATCACAATAACTTTTTTCTTTATACTACATTAAAAAATGAGTGCTACAATAGAATATTCTCAAATCGATGATACAAAATCGGATTCCAGACCCGAAATATTGGTGTTCTATATGTTTATATATGCATGTATGACAACTTTTTTCATATTCGAATTTATATTTTTATTACTAACTAACGAAGTAAAAAATAGATGTACAAGTGAACCATTTATTTCATTACCAAAATATGTATCTACATTCGCAATATGTAGTATAATATTTATTTATATGACGTCAGTTAGTGTTTTTTGTTCGCAATGGAGAATAATATCAGTACAAAGAGCATCTATCATCATTAAGCTACACAATATTTTTTCCGCTATTACGTTCCCCGTCGGGATATGTTTACTTATTGCAACAGAGTGTCCGATATATGTAATAAATCAATGGCCAAATATAACTATCGCATATGTCACCCAGAAGGCAACACAAATATTTGCAGGATTGCTGATAGATTATTTGGCTAAAAATATAAATTAATAATATTTATTTTTCTCTAATAAAAAAATGAATAAGTAATTCATATGATTACGTATTCAATTATGTTGAACATGAGCAGTGAGGAGTTACATACTATGATTGATGAAGATATTAAAACAAATAAATGCAATTGTATAGGCAATTTTCTTGCCGGTAACATTGAACGAGCAAATATTGTCGCATTCAATTCTCTTGCCGGTAACATTGAATGACTAAATATTGTCGCATTCAAATCTCACGGCAATTCTCTTGCCAGTAACATTGAATAATCAAATATTGTCGCGTTCAAATCTCAAGGCAAGAAATCGCTAAAATATTGAGACGTTCCAATTTCCATGAGATTGTCAATGAATAAGATCATTTTTAATCGGCTACCAACGAATTTAACAATATCATATCTAAATTTTTCATCGAATATGCCTTAAAGTTTCTTTTACCAAAAATACCATAGAATTCGCCATAAATAGTTTCTGCATTTTTAACTGTTACAGGGGTTTCTAATTCGTTTTTGTGAACGTAGCAATTATCGATCATAAAATATACATTATCGACCCCATACGCTACAGGATATGGAACATCGCTCTTGCCAATCGGTGAAACATAATCTTTTATTTCATCACTCGTCGAAAATGTGTACACATCTTGCCCCACATACAAATATTTATGAATAGATAGTTGTACCAATATGGAATTCCCGTGCATAGCATATGGACTAGGATCATAACCTCGCCAATATCCTTTGAAATTGGTGACCTTTTTTAGTAATTTGGAATATATGGTGTATTTTTTTTCATACGTTGCATATGTGTAAATATATAAGCCAGTATTGTCGACAACAACTTGATAAGGACGTTTTTCATTATCGTGAATCAAATATTTTCGCTTTTTTTCTGTCAGTTCTTTGTTAGATACGAATGATTTAGTATTATGCATATTACTTGTGGTAAGTTTCCTTTTGGATGTTCTTTTTTCCCACGCGACACTCTCTTTTTTTTCCATCTTATATTAACGACATAAAAATAGTTAAAAATTAGATCATCAAAATGATTATCTAATTTTTATAATCGATATTGTACCATAACCTTTTTCACAACAATGTTTTCTTTTTCATAATTGCTACTATAAAATTGATCATACAACTCTATAGGATGTTTTAGTGTCAATTTACCTCGTTTCATTTTTAAATATCCTGTGTCACCTAACATGTACGCATAATTATTTGCAAGTAAAATAGGATGATGCATAATATCATTTACTGGAGAAACGTATCCGATTATCGGATCATGTATTCTGAATTCATACACGGTACATCCAATGTGTATATACTCGTATGCTGATTTTTTAATCAATAAAGTACTACTTGTATAAAATGGATCTTGGCTGTACCAATATCCCTCGAAATTATTTATCAATACACACATTTTTTGATTGCCAGTATTATCATATCCCATAATACGAATATCATTTTGGGTTAATATGACCGAAAAAAAACCTATTTTATTCCTGCAGATATCATATTTCACTTCACCTATGTTTTTTCGAAAGATGAAGGAATTGATCATTTTGTGTAATCCAATGATTATCCATATTATGTAATCAAAAAATCAATTTTTTATTGCAATAAATAATATTCAAAAAATGTTATTTATTAGTATTTCGTTATCTCCAATCCTTGTGATTCTGCCAATAAAACAATATTGCGCATATCTTTTTTCTGTTTCATATTGAGTTCGCTAAAATCAACATATAGATCCATTGCGTTTGCGACCGTTGTCTCTCTTATATCCTTTTTATTGACATAGTTAAAATCGTTCATAAAATAAATGTTGGACTTACCATATGCTACAGGATATGCAACGTCGCTATTACCAAGTGGAGAAATGTAATCAATAATTTTATCTGTAGTCTTAAATGTAAATATCACTGGTCCTATGTGCATATAATCGTGATCGGATATCTTAATCAACAACGTATTGTTATGGCCTCTATTTGGACTCGAATCATATCCATACCAATAACCTTCAAATTCATCAATCGCCGAAATAAAAAATGAATACGAATTCTCATCATCTTCGTCCAATGCAGCATCACATGCTAAAATGATAATATTTTTAGCAGTTACTATCACCTCAAACGGTCTGAAACCATTATTGTGAATGAAATATGTTTCTTTCTCAATATTTTTCCTAGACACGTAAGAGTTCGACATTTTTTATACTACCATAACGAAACGCTTGTTTATATTGATTTTTTCGATCATTTTTTGTACAGATCCTTGGATAGATACCTTATCCTTAAAAAAAGATTTGATATCGTCGAGCATTTCGTCATCACAAACAATATACTCCAATGTACCAATAATACTTTTTAATCCAAAAAAATTATGTTGGTATACCTGCCAGATCATATCCCAGTTCTTTTTGATGTATGTATACATATGCTTGTTTAGATTCTTATTTTTACCAGCCACACGAAATAATATCTCCATATTTGCATCAGATGTTATATGTTGATTAAATAAATCCAATGTTTTGATATATCGCGTCAAATCGTTTGTAAAACCTAATACATAAATCACTGACGGATTATTTTTAACGTTAACGAATAGTTTGTCAAACAGTTCATTATTATCACCAATAATAGAAGGAAAAGTGACTGTCATAGATTTGTTCAATGATTGTATAGGATCTGCAAAAAAATCGGCGACATCATCTATGCAATATTTTATCGCCAATGGTGTTCGTAATTCGCACATCAACTTGAAAATCACATCGTGCGCGCACATATCATTAAGATCATCTGATTTATTTCCCGAATATTTTTCTTCCAAGCGCATGACAAATGGTTTCAATATTTCACGGAATGTCGTTAAGAATCTTCTATTGTTAACGTATTTGGTGTAAATAAAGTGCTCATAGATAACATGCAACAATAAATGCATTGACCTCAAGTCCGTTGTAGAGATGTTATCGACGATATATTTTAGACGCGCAAAATAGTCATTTGATTTAGTTTGATTAATAAATAATAATGCAAATAGGTCTGCAACCATGCCAGATAGATCGATCATTGATAGAGATGTGAACCGTTCTGATAATATTTTTGATAATATTTTTTTGCTGTAACAGATACGATAAAATCCCCATACATTTTTATTAATTTTGGTAAATATTTTATCCTTACCAATGATCAATCTTTTATCTGATAGAATGACTTCATCTGTTAATGGAATGGACCATAATATGTTCGAATCAATTTGGCAGAACGAATACTGAGTAATATCTAAGTAATTATCGGCTACCCCGTGATAACTAATGTGAATATATGGATAATTTTTTTGATTTAGCCAGTTATGCATCATGTTTTTAATAGATTTTTGCGACACAAACTCTAGCGATTCCCATAAATCATCAGTTGTAGCATTTCCATAGCTATGTTTTTGTAGATAGTGACGGATACCTTCTCGAAATAATTTTACGCCCACTAATTTTATCACCAATCGGATGATATTTGATCCTTTAGCATATGATATGCTATCAAATCCTTCCATTATTTTATCCGTTTCGGTGACATTATTGCAGATTGAATGAGAACAAGTCATGCTATCTAATTCAAATGCATCAGTTGTCTCTTTTTTGTAGTAATGTTCCCAAACGCGCCATTCGGGGAAGATATGATCTAGGGTCTCCCAACTCATCCATGTAGCAAAACTTTCATTCAGCCACAGATCTGACCACCATTCCATCGTCACCAAATTACCAAACCATTGATGTGCAATTTCGTGACTTACCGTAGTCGCAATTACCAATTTATCAGCCGGAGTAGTATTATCCTGACACAATAATGCCGACGCAGTAAACGTAATTAATCCCCAATTTTCCATCGCCCCCGCCATAAACTTCGGAAGTGATACCAAATCCATTTTTTTCAAAGGATATGGTATTCCAAAATACTCGGTCATGTACCTTAAAGATTCTATTGCAACTTTCAGCGCAAATTGAGAATATTTAGGATCTTTGTAGCTATACACACGAACGCTAATATTATTTATTGAATCTTCGATAAAATTATCTGTACCGATGTAAAATGCAACGATGTATGTTGACATTTTAGGAGTCGTTGCAAACGTATGCAATATATATTTACCGTAATTTTTTTGTGATATTTCTGGTGTATTTGATAATACTATTTTGTCTTTTGGAGCAAATATTTCTAGCTGAAATGTCGCTTTGAAACATGGTTCGTCAAAACAGGGAAAACAATATCGCGCATAATGCGATTGAAATTGAGTAGAGATTATGATATCATCTTTTCTGATAGATTTATAAACTCCCGTAGTCTTATCGCTGCTGATTTGGCCAACATAACTAATCTTTATTGTTCCCTGTCGTGGCAGATGGTCAAATATTAATTTAACCTGCTGATATTCTGTTACGTAAATAATTTTTTTGCATCTAACATTATTTAATGTTGCCGATACTATTTGCAAATCCGCGCCATGTAGTATCATTTCTGGACTGTCGTTTTGCTGTTCGTAAGTAACATAACATATGCCACCAAAGATATTCCCACTTGGTTTTATGATAACGTGATAATGTTTCGGTATTGTTGTAGTTTTTAATCTAAAATCATTCATTTCATGTATATTAGTAAGATTTCGTTAATGAAACAGCAGCTTTCTCTAAGGTCTTTCGATGTAAAATAAATAAGCCATTAATTATAGTTATAATTAATGGCAGGAGCGATAATACAATTAGTTGCATATGGTGTACAGGATCTCTATTTAACGGGGGATCCACAGATAACTTTTTTTAAAATTATTTATCGTCGTCACACCAATTTTTCTGTAGAATCAGTGTTACAAAATTTTTCTGCCCCCGCAAATTTTGGTGACACAGTAACATGTACAATTTCAAGGGTAGGAGATTTGGTTGGCGAGATCATATTGTATATGAACATTCCCGCCATTCCTAAATTTGTAAATCCGGTAACTTGTGCAGAAGATCCTATTAAGAAGTTTGCATGGGTAAGATTTTTAGGATATGCGTTAATACAAGAAATAACAATTGAAATCGGGGGCAAATTGATCGACAGACAGTATGGTGAATGGTTATATATATGGGAACAAGTTAGTGGACGACAAGATAGAGGAATAGATAAAATGGTCGGTAATGTTCCGTCGATGTATGAGTTTAGTAACGGTAAAGATGGATATGAATTGTATGTTCCGTTAAAATTTTGGTTTTGTAAAGAGTCCGGTCTAGCGTTACCATTGATAGCATTAGCATCTTCAGATGTCAAAATTAATATCATGTTTAGAAGATTAGAAGAATGTTTCCGTATCGGTCCTACATCATCCATAGAAGTAGAGGACAATGTAGTGCCATTTGTTTATGGCGATTATATTGAACAAACAGTTAATGGTGAAAAAATTGCAGGATATTTCATGGGCTTCGACTATTTACTAAAAAAAATATATTACATTAAGATAGTCGATCGAAATGCTATCAAAAAAAGATTTGAAAGTTCGCCAATTTGTGGAGCAGCAAATAGTATTCCGTTTCGAATTTACAAAACTTCCACGGACGATCTCGATCTACCGCGATCGTATTGTACTCCTAAACCAAAATCGATCGAGATGATAGAACAAGTACAGTTACCTTACAAACCAATCTTTGTAAATTCGTATCTATATGTCAATTACATATATTTGGACACTGATGAGAGATTAAAATTTGCAAGATCTAATCATGAATATTTGATAGAACAAATACAGTACAATCAAGAGATAGGAATAAACAGTCCGAATATTAAACAGAATTTGACATTAGATCATCCTTGTAAGTCACATTATTGGATTGCGCAGTTAGATATGTTAGTAGGACCCGGTACAATTAATGATCTATTCAATTATACGACGTCTTATCTGCGCAGATCTTTGCCTATTGGATATCAAGAAGATCCTGATATTGCGTTGGGCGGAAATGGTGAGTTGGTAGGAACTAATCTTGTAGAAAATGCGACGTTGTTGTTGAATGGCAGAGATAGATTTGGTGTTAGAGATTCAGAATATTTTAATTTGACGCAACCGTATCAGCATCATTATCGGGGACCAGAAGTTGGGATAAACATGTATTCATTTTGTTTGTATCCAGAAGATCACCAGCCTTCTGCGACCTGTAACATGAGTAAGATAGATTATATTACGATGCAGATGCAATTGAATAATATTATTAATTCAAAAACTACATGTCGCATTAGGTCATATACTATCAATTATAATGTATTGCGAATATTTTTTAATTTAGGGGGACTCGCATTCGTTTAATATTTAATGATGATTGAATATTAAATTTATTTACGTCCGTTTACGGTGACTGTCAACATAGCAACAAGTCCTTCAATAAACTTAGCACTTGATCGTTCTGCTTCCTTAGTCTTGCTTAAATATCTTTCTTCGATATCTTTAAGATCACTGCCTTCGATACCATCAACATCGATACGATTGTCAGTTACTTTTAAGATTTCTGAACGTTTGATTCCGTTCAAAAGAATCTCGTTTGCTTTTTTCTCAGCTTCAGCGATTCTATTAAGAACATCATCCATTTTTGATCTACTGTTCAGCGACAGTTCAACTCCACGTTGTCTCTTCAACATCAAGATGATTTGATCATACAAATTTTTCAAAAATGAAGCAGATCCGTCCTTGCCTCCCTCGAGAAATTTAGTGATATCATCGTGTCCACCATATTGTTGTTGTGGCATATCACGATCAAACATACCTCGACTAAATGGAGCATCAATATCCACCAAGCGATGATGTTTCATATCATTAAATAATGCTCTGCGTTTGTAAGCATACACTCCATCTCTAAAGTTACCACCTAACTGTCTCAAACCACGCAAGAGCATTTGCAAGTTGCCTGCATTTTTGGTACCAGGTTTAGCAGCTGGATAATATTCGTAGATTTTCATGTCTTCAAATTTGATCGTCGTTGGTTTATTCTCTGGACCTTCTGGTACATCTTTGACAGAAACCCAACCTTTATTGAGAACTGATGGATGCGCATTGACCCATTCAACCAACAATGATAAGTAGTTGATAAAATATGGATTTTCTTTCATTGTTTTAACTGCATCAGCAGCACTAACTGGAGGAACAGAAGTTAGTACAGCGAATTTGTCTCGGAAATCAGCTGTATCTAATCGTTTGAACCATCTGCTTACTGGTTCTACTTTCATCAATGAAATATTAGCAAGAGGACCACTACCAGTATCTTTTTCGGCAATAGTATCGAAATTGAATTTCTTCAAAATATTATATGCGACTGTTGGGCGAATTTTCATGATTGTTTCTTTGTTTGCAAGACTCTCGCCCCATTTCTTGTTTTTATCGATTTTTTTAACAACTTCAAAACATTTTGAATAAGTTCCTTGTTCTAATGCACATTCATTTAAAAATCCGAGACAATTTTGACCAGTTACATCATCAATAAATCCACATTGACCGTTAATGTCAAATTCAGTGTTGTTTTTGTTGAACCATTTTCCACCTTCATCTTGACGCCATGGGGTTTCTTTGTTTAACATGAGTGCTTTCAAATCATTTTCTGATTTAGCCATCGATGTTGATACGCCGGCATTTCTATCAAGGATTGCCATAATATCGTCCGGCTTCAATTCAAAAATTCTATCACCGAGAATTGTGATAATATTTCTAGCAGCAGCGTCTTTTTTGAGAGGGATAGGATCGCCATTGGTTCTTTGGACATTAACAACATCAGTCGGGTCAGATGGATCAGATGTGAAGACTCGTTGGGCGATAATTCTTAATCCGTATGGACCTTCTGTTGTGTATAAATCACCTTCAGTGATCCAGTCAGTATCTGTTAACCAAATTCTTCGTGCGCTGCCTGCTTGAAGTGCTGGAAGGCGACCTAAAGCGTTGATGACGTCAACTTCCCCGACACCACCATGCATTCTGTGTCTGCGTCTGCCTCCAGTCATTCGTTGGTCTAATTTTTTAACGTTTAGTCTGAATTTTGCGAATTCTGCTTTACGTTGTGCTTGTGGGAGACCGTTTATGTATTTTTCAAACGCTTCGAGAGTGAGAGGTTGTCCGGTAGCGTTTTCGACGACGTTAAATATGTCATTATATTTAGCTGTATTGCCAGAGATAACTTCGTTAAATACTCGGCTTTGGCAGGCAGTTTCGTTGTCCATGTTTGATTTAACATTGGGCGGGATTGTATTACCAGTATAATTAATGAAGTTGTTAATCATAGCATCTTTGAAGGTGTCAACAATTGATTCAATGTTATCATCGCCAATCTTTTGATTGACATAATCAATACGACTGGCAAAAAAATTTACATAATTTTGGAGGAAATTATTTATGTTCTTCTCGTATACACCCCCTCGAGCAGATTGGTTAGCGATAAATGATCCGGGATTTGATATGACTGCATTAAACAATGCGATAGATGCGATTTGCGAAAACACTTTATAAGTTTTAACTTCGTCCACAAAATTGTTTATTTCATCATGTTTGTTCGTTGCCCCAACGGAGTCCGTGCGGTTATATTTACCTAAATCTATTTTTGGTATATACATAAATAATGGTGCAGATGATGCGGCGTGTGTGCTGGCAGCTGGTTTAGTTGGAACCATCCCAGCGGCCACTACCGTAGCCGCCCCGATATCATAATTTCCTTTCATTGTGTTGTATATAGTTACCGCGTCGGCCGCGCCATTAAATGCATTTTCATCGTTGTATCCCGATTCTGCTGGGGTGGCTATTGTTTTCCAGTATGCTTTTAAAAGACTTCTCCAAGCAGATTCTTCTTCAGCGGATGTAAGCGGAACACCAGCGGACGCATAATACGGATCATCTAATGAAACTACTTTTTTGGATGTATATGGCATAAATCCAGAATTTAGATATACATTTCTTATGATTTTTTTGGTAACGTTTGCATCATCATTATACAAATTTGCCAAAGCGGGAGGTATTATTTCACGATGAATAGGTTCGCCAATATTGTCCCAAAAAAAGGAGAGGTTAGCATGATCTACACCTGTTGATTTGAAAATACTTGCCAACGCCTTCTTGCTGTCACCGCCGTCACTAAAATCCCAGTTAGCTGTCCCCAAATCAGTAATCATAGATTTAAGTTCTGTCGAAGGAGCGACAGCAGATTCGTTAGCGCTAATTTCTTTTTTGATTGTTTCGGCAATTGGCATCAGAGAAGCTAGGATTGCCATTTCGAGTTTATCAACACTGAGAATTCCAGATAACTTATTTTCTTGTTTGTAGTGTACATCATCAAACATTTTAACAACCGCCGCTATTAATTTGTGAAAATTAATAGTATCGTGTCGATATAAAAATTTAATAATAGAATCTCCGCGCGGACTTTTATCCAAATCTAACTGCGCGATAAACATATACAAAAAAGATATGAGTGATTGGATCGGAGTATTATTCGTAGCTGTTTCCCAAATTCTAGTTCCAAGTAAGTTGACTCCAGGAAGTAACGATTTGATGTCGGAGAATTTTTTTTCTGCATCATCATGGAACACAAACGTTTCAACGTATAGTTGTTGAACGTCATATTTAGTAGCCGTTTGAGGCTTATTACTCACTATAGCACCAATTACTTTGCTAATTGGTTCGCCACTTTTCAATAACGCTTCAGATCTTGCCTTCGTTGGTTTCTCAATTTGATTAAGCGCTTGACCAAACGCAGTCAAATATTCCATATATTCAGGAACAACATCCTTGGGTCCAACATTACCACGTCGAAATGCAGTATTTTTTTCACCCGTAAATGCGTCTAATCCAGCGTTAGCCAACATAAAAAAGTTTGGTGCTTTTTTAACAATATTTATAATCTGCTCACATTGCAATGCACCTCCCCTTTGTGAAGGTCTGCCTGCGTGTCGTTTGGTATGTGACGATTTACTCATGACAAGAATATATTAATAACGAAGAAAAAAAAAGATAAAAATCATCCATTTCTATACTATCTAAAAATTTTATACCAGATTTTCTATATAAATTATAATAATTATATTATGCCCTTAATATATAACATGTTCGATAACATCAGCAATACACAAATTCTATTATTTATTGTAGTCATCGCAGTAATTTTATTTGCATCGATGTATTTTTCCAACAACAAAAAAGAATTGATGCACAAATTACCATCCAAAACTGGTTGTGCACCTAAACAATATAACAAACGCGCAGATAATGGACCAAAAAATTTTACATTGTACAATTTTTATAATCCCGATTGCGTCTGGTGCAAAAGATTTATGCCAGATTGGAACAAATTAGTAAATGACCTCGAAGATGTTCAAGATCTATCCCTCAAACCAATCGACTCATCAAAATCTGAAAATGGCGATCTAACTTTTTATTACAACATCAAAGCTTTCCCGACAGTCATTCTCGCAACACCAGATAGACACATCGAATACGACGGCAACAGAACATCCGCTGATATCAATAAATTCGTTCGTAATGTTATAACCGAATACAATAATAAATAAATGTTTCATCAAATATTTATTTAATATGGACTTCTCGAAATGATATCCCGTATCATTTTGTAACCGTAATGTAGATACATATCATAATAATATGTCTTTAACATTTTATCTCTAAATTTAGTTTCTTCAAACATT